TTAATTTTTCATTGCTTCGTTATGGGGCATGGTTGGGGCAAACTCGCTTAACTGTGTATTTAACAAAGCTACCTGTGCATTATTGTTTTCAGACATCCATTTTCCGTATACCTGAAATACCATTTGCGCATCTGCATGGCCCATCTGGTTTGCTATAAATGCCGGGTTAGCACCAGCTGTCAGCGACCAGCAGGCATAAGTATGTCTCGACTGATATGATTTTCGATGGCGGAGTCCGGCACGTTTTATCGCTGCGTCCCACATCTGCCTTATTGAGTCAACGGTAAAATGGTCACCATAATTTTTTACTCTCGCTGACACTTCAGGTTGAAAAACAAAGGTGCATTTTTGTTTTTCTGTTCTGCCATACTCTCTGAGGTGAACATCAATGATATGCTCTTTGCTCAGTCTCGTTAATGTCATCTGACTCCGGAGAGCGTCGATTGCTGGCTTAATAAGATGAATGACCCGATTGGTTCCTGCCTGTGTTTTTGGTACCGTGAAACGGTCTTTTGCTAAATTTCTCCTGATCATCATTGTTCCATTTTTCAGATCTATGTCCTCCCATCCAAGTGCACACAGCTCACCAGGGCGAACGCCAGTATAAACAGAAACACACCATAAATTTTTTGCTTGCTGATTTCTGCACGCATCGATAAGACGGATAAATTCCTCCCGCGAAAGAGGATCCGGAATGCTTCTTGATTCCTTTAATGGCGAGATCCCCTTAAACGGATTATCTGCCAGGTAACCGTTATCAACACCAAACTGGAACACGGCGTTAAGATTTGTCATGTAATTATTTACAGTTACAGCCGATCTCCCTGGTTGTGTAACAATATAGTTACTTTTGGGGATCTGGTATCCAGTCAGTAGCTCTTTACGAACCTCCAGTAATTTTTCTTTATTAATCGATGAGGCAAGATTTTTTTCACCGATTATGCTCAGGATATTTTTGATGACGGCACGGTATGTGTTGAGTGATGTTTTGGCGACTTCAGTTTCTTTCAGTGCCAGAAATTTTTCAGCCAGTTCTTTTATGGTTAAATCTTGTCGGGCCTCACCAAATTTTTCCAGATTGCGTGAGGAGGGAAACTGTTTTGCATAGTCGAAAACACCAGTTTTTATTGCGTAACAAACAGAGGCGCGTAGTTCACCTGCAACGCGCCTGTTTTTTGCTGTGTCAGGAACCCCCAGATTTTCCCTGACTCTTACGCCTTTATAAACAAACCAGATACGTAATTTCCCTCCATGGTTTTCCACGCCTGTCGGATATTTCATTTCAACTTCTCTCATTAGTTAGTGTGGCTTTTAGTCAAGTAAGATGACGTCTTGGTCTCGCTGATGCCTGGCGCTCAATCCAGCGATCAATTTCTTCTAGGTTGTAAAAGCATGGACTGTTATCCCATGGCATACCGTCATGAGCGACATGCTTATATTCCCTTCCTTCCATAAACGATTTTTCCCGGGCCTTTTTTAACGTACCTTTTTTTATTCCTTTCAGCGCAATTAACTGCTCTTCGGATACCCATTTGCCGGGAGAGACAATCATGATTACTTCGCTCATCGATTTCTTTATCTCTTACATCAGACGAGCGCCGGTTGCAGAATACCAGTCACAACCGGCGACAGTTGAACATTAAGAATCAGCCTGACTCGGGATCAGTTTTTGCCAGATAACTGAAACGTATTTTGCCTGGTAACGGGCGTCATCAAGTGCATTATGGCGCTCACCTTCGAATGGAATAGCCGTTCTGGCATCGAAGTCTATGGCTTTCCCCAGCTCAACGATTGTGCGTACATCGCGATCGTTGTAGTAACGCCACGGGCAGGGGATCCCCTGCCGTTCGTATGAACGGCGCAAAATCGTGTTGTCGAAGTTGGCTCCATTTCCCCAAACCTGAACAAAAAATTCACCGGAGTTTTCGTCGATAAATTCTCGCAATTGTAACAGTGCATCATCTAACGGGATTTCATCGGTCATAATGGCAGATTGCGCTTCGCGTGATTGCTTAAGCCACCATTTAATGGTGTCCCGATCAATGACTCCGCCAGCAGTTTCCAGATCGATAGTCTTACTAAATTCCGGTCCCATATCTCCGGTTTGCGGATCGAAAAATATTGCACCTATTGAGATGATCGGGGCATCAGGATTTTTTCCCATGGTTTCAAGGTCGATCATTAGATGGTCACACGTCCTGCTGGTGGATGTGATTCCGTGATGACCGTTCACCTTAATTGGGTGATCTGCCGTCTCGCCAGTTTCATTATCGCTATTGTGATGCTGATTGCCGCCAGTGTTCTCCTTGTGTGGATGTTCAGCGCCTTCCATTTCCTCCGGATCATCTTCCTGAACTTCAACCTGATACTCTTCATCGAATGTTTCTTGGTATGTTGCGTCGCCCATCACCGCGCCACAATCAGGGCAGTTGCCGCCGCCGGTCTGACCGCAGGCGGTGCAGACTTTTTCCACTTCCTGTTGCGCTACTGGTTCAGGCTGTTTCGTTTCTGGCTCGTTTTGTAACGCATTTGGACTGTTTTGTTCCGCTTTTTGGTAGTTCCGTTCCGATTCATGCTGGTTCTGGTTCACAGAATCGCGGGTCTGGAGCCCCTTAACCCATTTCGGATCATTCGGGTCACTAATCCCTTCAACAAATTCACCACGTGATGCAGCAAGCAACTTATCGGCGTCAGGCTGGCTGATATTGGCTGCCTGCATAATTTTGTTTACTTCGTCAGCGGTAACTTTTATCGGCTCTGGTTGTTCTGAATCTTCAGCGGTATCTACATTTTGCGGTAAGCCCGTGTATGTGCCATTTTTTCGGGCAAAATATTCTTCTTTTGTGATTTCAGTGGCGCCAGCAGCCAGTGCCTTATCCAGACCAGAGAGTTTGTTTGCGCGACCGTATTTTTCTCCGTCCTTATCTGCGAAGAGGAAATAGAACGGCCCCTCACGCTCTACAGATGGTTCAGCTTCCGGCGCGGTTTCATTTTTTGGGATATCAGATACCTCAGTTTCCACTGCATCAGTTTGTGTTTCTGATGACTGGAGAACATCAACAGTGCCCAGGTCTGTTTCTTCATTCTCAAACACGCCCTTTGTCGTCAGGTATTCGCAGATATATTTGTTCAGTGCTACGGGATCTTTGTGAATGTCGATCGGACGCTCACGGACAAGGCCAAAAATAGTTTGGCGGTCGTAGCGAAGGGCATCAGGCTGTTTGCGCATTGATGCCGAGATACGCTTCCAGTCTTCGCGGTCGTTGTCGATAACTTCTTTTTTTGCCCAGCGATGGATGCTGCCGTCAATGTTTCCGGCATCCACATCACCAGGCCAGAGAGCGTAGGCCAGTTCGTCATCCAGTGTTTTCCATGTCTGCTTGTATTCGCGATGAATGGCAGCAATGACCGGGCTGATTTTTCCTGTTGAATTTTCAGTGTACTGTTGATTGGCTCTGGCGCGGGCGAGATCAACAACAGACGTGTATTTTCCGGTTTCCTTGCGTTCACCTTCGCGACGTTTTTTCCAGATGCGCATCTCTGCCTGAATTTCGGGCCATTTAGCACCAGGAATACATTTATGCTTAACCCACCCAATGGCGTGCAACTTAAGCTCCGGATACATGGCGTTAACTTCTGGCATTTTCATCAACGCTTCAACGATATGTCCGTCGAATGTTGCCATGTCTTCCTGCAACAATTCCTGTGCGCTAATAACCATATCAACGGTGATGTTTTCACATGTGTCGAACTTAACCATGACAGCGTTCTGTACTTCAGGGGCCAGCTTGTCAAAAGTGACGTTCATCGGATCGGATTCAGTCTCAACCGGGACAAAAGAAGCAGACTCCTCATCCCAGCGGTTTTCCTGCATATATTCAGCATCCCATGAATCGAGGGCAGGGCGGGGTATGCCAGGTTTATCCTCGCAGACAATAAATTTATAAGCGCAGTCCTGAGCAGCCGGATAATGTTCCAGGAATTGCCAGTGAAATTTTGCTCGAGCACGGCGTTCGTCGCCAGCTTCAATGGCTGTGGCTACAGCCACAGCGCCTTCTTCCCTTGTTGCCAGTTCGTCAGGAATAGCGGCGCAAATAAAGACTTTACTCATTTGTTTTAACCTCATGACAGATTTAAGGATGAACAAATCCCTGCCATTGCTGGCATATAAGAATGAAACCGGATATTTATTACGGAACTGTTTTAAAGACCTGCCGGGATTTCGATATTATCCTGGTGAATAACTTTATCGACCGGGTAACAGTTACCGGGAATTTTCTGTTCGGTTGCTGCAGTCATACACTCCTGCATTGTCCTGTGAACACTGACTGCAATATCAACTGGCTCTCCGGAAACAAGAAAAACTGTCAGAACAAGCACAAATGCTGAATTCATTGTGCACATCCTTTTGGCATCAGACGTAAACGAGCCAGCATTGAAACAATGCATATTTTATTTAATAGCTCCCGTTCTTGTTTTCTCTTGTTAATGGCATCTTCAGTAAATACTGGGTTACTGATAGTGACACCAATTTCAAAACAACCTTCAGACGTATTAACGTTTGGTAATAACGTTTTCATTATCGCGTCCTCAACAATGAATTTTGTGATGCAGTGCCTGGTGCCTCCAGGTGACGTTAACCAGTTAACAATTAACGCCGGATACAGAGAATCCACCCATAACACTGTTTTTGGTTTTAACTGTTCCGCGTGCGCTCAGCCGCATTCACCACATCACAAAATTCACTTTAAAAAGGGCGGCAGAGCAGTCACGGAGTAAAACTGATACCGCCAAACGTCACCAGAAAATTGATAACAGAGGGCGTTGCAGCGGGGTTGTCACTTAAGCGTATGGTCAACCTGACAACCCGGTGTCCTCAACGGGGAAGGAATAACCCCGCCATACTTACCGCCGCGCCATTTCGCGGGTTGCCACAACCGGAAGCGCACGGTCGACGAAAATTTAACGACAGGCTATCTATGAACCAGCTACCTCGCCGTGCGCTTTCGCGTTATGGTCTGACTTTTCAGGGAAATATCCTTTCAGTAAACTGTCAGTTCCGGATGCGCACCCGTGTCCGGCGCACGCACTCCACCTCACCCGTGGAGAACTCCTTAATTACTAACCTTAGCTTTGTTGATTAGCTACTAACGCGGGTATGTAATCATTCTGGCAATGCTTAATGCCGCTGCTTTTTCCAGATTGGTGATATCCTGCTCCAGAGCGGACAGATTTTCAGCCTGCTTAGCCCTGGCTTCATTAGCCCATTTCAGATCCTGCGCTGCATTAATTTTCTGGCGCATCCACTCATAAAGTTCATCATCGGTATAGTCTGGCGCGATGATGACGGGTTCTCGTTTCTGCATACTGATTCCTCGCGGTGCTGTTTCGCTTATCAGCCGTTAGATTTTGCCGAACTGGAAAGCGCCTGTTTAAACTCACTGAAGCTGAGAGCTTCTTCGCCTTCGGCAAGGCCTTCGAAGTATTCTTCGTAAGCCTTTTCCATGATTGTGTCGAAATCCATATCACTCACCTGAGTTTCTTTCCAGCCAGCGACGGGCACCATTTTCGGTTTTAAACGTTTTGCTTTTGGTATACGTCATTGCGGTGAACGTGCCGTCCTGGTTTGGAAACACGCCGTACACCAGAGATTCGTTGTTGCCAAGATCGATAGTATCCATGCTGACCTCATTTCCCCTTAACGCTGGGGTAGCGGAACTGTTTGCGGAGAACACCGTGCGGTGTGTTGATGGAGGTAATTTAGTTTTCTCATTATTTTTCGTCAAGGTTTTTTGATGAGAAAACTCAAGTGTTGGCGCAAGATAAAGCCAATACATTGAAATGTAAGGCTTTAAAATTTTGTGAAGGGATGATTATTGATGCTTGTTGCGTTTGCGAGCCTCTAATAGCTCGGTGAACAGGCGATTAAAATTCTCAACGCGGGCGCGGAGTTCGCTGAGTTGTGCTTGTTGCTCTGATTTAGGAAGTGCGCGATACAAACGCAGCATCTCTAACTCATCTTCCGATAAGTCTAGGGTACTATCGAGTGAAACAGGGGGAGCTGGTGTTTTGTCCTCGTCGCCAAACAGTATCCAGGTTGGTGAACATTGCAATACCTCGGCGAGGCGATGCAAATTTTGCCCGCGCGGGGCTGTATGGTCACTTTCCCATAATGAAATTGATGAGCCAGATACGCCAGCAGCTTTGCTTAAACCGTTTTGACTTAAGCCTACCTGCTTACGTCTTTCTCTAATGCGTTGACCTAAAGTTTTCTCGTTCATATTTAGATATCTTAATAATCCTTGACTTGAGATTCCTTGAGTGATTAGCATTGAGAAAACTCAATATTGGAGGTGCGATGTTTAAATCAGACGTAATTAATTTTTACGGTACGAAAGCCAAAGTAGCGAAAGCTGCTGGCGTTGACCCATCTGCTGTTTCTCAATGGCAAGAGCTAGTTCCTGAAGGTCGCGCGATGCGTCTACAGGAGGCATCTGGCGGCGAGCTTCTGTATGATCCCAAGGTTTATGACGAATATCGTAAGACGAAGCGGGCGGGGCGGTTGAACAATGAAAATCACTCCTGAACAGGCTCGTGAGGCTCTGGATGCCTGGATATGTCGACCAGGAATGACACAGGAGCAGGCGACGATATTAATCACTGAAGCATTCTGGGCTTTGAAAGAGCGCCCGAACATCGATGTTCAGCGTGTCACAGATGAAGGTGGCGCGGTTGATCAGCGAGCGCTTGGCGTTAATCGAGTGAAGATATTCGAACGCTGGAAGGCTATCGACACCAGGGATAAGCGTGAAAAGTTCACGGCGCTAGTGCCTGCAATTATGGAGGCTATCCGGATTAATGATTTCAGGTTGTATCGTGAAATTAGTGACGGAAAAAGCATCACGTACATGATCGCCGGGTTAAACAAAGAATATGGCGATGTGGTGGAGTCCGGACTGCTTTTTGCTGATCCTGCCGTAGTGGATCGTGAAACTGACGAACTTATAGAAAAAGCAATTGCTTTCAAACTTGCGTATCGACAGCAATACCAACAAAAAGCTGGATGGAATTATGAGCCTTCTTTTTGCTGAACGCCCACTGGTTATAAACACACAGCTTGCGATGAAGATTGGCTTAAATGAAGCCATTGTGTTGCAGCAGTTGCATTACTGGTTGAGAGATACCAATTCCGGCATGGAATGTGATGGTGTTCGCTGGATTTACAACACAACGGAACAATGGCTGGAACAGTTCCCATTCTGGTCAGAGTCAACGTTAAAGCGCGCGTTTGCAAGTCTGAAAACGCTGGGGCTCTTGCGTTGTGAAAAGCTCAATAAATCAAAGCGCGATATGACCAATTTCTACACGATTAACTATGGGAGCGAGCTTTTAGATGATGGCAAATTGAGCGAATCCATCGGTTCAAAATGCGCCGCTCCATCAGGTCAAAATGACACGATGGAAGAGGTCAAAATGAAACGCTCCATTGGTTCAAAACGACCCAATGTCATCGGGTCAAAATGGCCCGATGATCCTACAGAGAATACAACAGAGATTACTACAGAGAATAAAAACACTTTTCGTCCGGAAGCTTCGCAACCGGACCCGCAGACGGCTGAACAGGATTTTTTAATCTGGCACCCTGGCGCAGTTGTGTTTAGTGCGAAAAAACGCCAGTGGGGTAGCCAGGAGGATCTGGCGTGTGCGCAGTGGATATGGGGGCGGATCGTGGGTCTCTACGAACAGGCCGCCAGTGATGATGGCGAGATCATGCGACCAAAAGAGCCTAACTGGACTGTCTGGGCCAATGATGTGCGCACAATGCGGATGCTGGATGGCAGAAGCCACAGACAAATTTGTGAAATGTTTGGTCGGGTACAGCGGGATCCGTTCTGGGTAAAAAACATCATGAGCCCGTCAAAGCTCCGCGAAAAATGGGACGAACTGGTCATCCGCCTGGGGCGTTCACCTGTACAGCGTTGTGTTAATCATATTTCTGAACCGGATACAGAAATTCCGCCTGGTTTCAGAGGATAAGTTTTGATTTCAGGTCATGAGGTAATTTTAAGGGGGACTTGTGGCAAAAGTTTTTACACAAGAAGAGCGGGAAAAAATTAAAGGGCAGGTGGTGGAACTCGTGCGCCAGAGCGGTCGTGAGACGTTACGGCAACTGGAAGTCAAGACAGGTGCGACAAGATATCTGATGAGCGTTCTCGCAAGAGAGCTGGTTGCCAGCGGCGATGTATACAACTCTGGTTACGGGTTATTCCCGTCTGAACAGGCGCGTAAGGACTGGCAAAATGCCCGTAAAAAGCTCTCAAGGGCAAAGCTGAAGGAACCATCTGCGGTTGATCCGGACCTTATCTGGTCATTACCTGACGGAGAAATACGTCGCTACGACAGGCGTCAGAACATAATCTGTCGCGAGTGCCGGAAGAGTGAAGTTATGCAGCGCATACTAGCATTCTATCAGGGAAATGCTCGATATTTATTGAAGTGATGAGATTAAAGTTTATTAGTTCAGATATTGATTGGCTCTTTTGTGGAGTAGGGTAGAGTTAGTGTGTTTGTCTGCTTGGTGCCAGCAGCGGATATGTTTAACAACAGAAAGCATTCAGCATGGTTAGTGGATTTGCAAAGTGGATTAGGATTTGAGAAACTTTGATGAAGTTGTAAAGCTTGTTTCTATAAAAATAGAAATTTAACTAATAGTTAAACACACCTCCAGCTTCATTGAAAAGGATTATTAGCTATGATTGATCCACTTATTAGAAACTTACAGAGTGATATTGCACTACTCCAGCTTTATATCGCGCAACGCAAACAGGCAGGCTTTCATGACATGGAAAGAATAATTGAGTCATTGACCATCTTTATGTTTCGCGCGCTGAAAATGGGTGAACTGGTAAACATGAATCAGATTAAAGTTAATTTTCCCGCCATTGATTTAGCTGATAATAAAAACATGATAGCAGTTCAAGTTACTACGAATGCAAGTCCAGCAAAAATTAAAAAAACTATCGAATCTTTTGAGGAAGCAAATGAAATAGGAGAGAGTCTGAAAGATAAATACTCTACTTTATATATTTTTGGTTTTTGTAAAGCCTCAAGATACCTAACTCCAAGTTATTGTAAAATAATCGACCCCAGCTATTTCGTGAATGAACTTTGCGATAAAGCAGATGAAGATATGGTCCAGGATATGATTGACGCCATTCGACGCCATCATGATTATACATCATTACATCCATGGAGTGATAAAGATTCACTCGAAATTATACTCAATATTATTAATCGCAATGCAATAAAACATCGGATGAGTTGCGAAGGCAGTCTGTCTGATATGCTCACTGGTTTAAAAGAAATTAATGAAGTAATTACAAAAGGAACAATTCAACGTAAGCAACGTTCAAAATCGATATCTGACTTCAAAGATCAAAGCATGGTGAAATTTATGAGAGGTGTAATGGATGATTTGTCTGTTATTCAAGCCATAGTGAACAAATCTAAAGTTAACCAAGGTGATATGGTTTATATAAGCCATGAAGATATGATTAATATTGATAAATTAAAAGCTAAAATAGCAAGTGATTCATCAGAGATTGCAAGGCTAAATAATATTGATATAACACTAAATGTTGTTGATTTATAATTGTCGATTTAGCAAAACAGAGAATGCTTTGAAAGTTTCACCGAGAAATATTTATTGTGAACCTCCTTATTGTTTATCGACTTTTACTCTCCGCTCATTGCAGTACTGTCGGAGAAGGCTACTATGTACAAGAAGCAGCTAACATAAGCGAGCATCACTATTGATATTAGGAAGAGTATATAAAAACTTCATGCTGAACCTTACAAAAGTAGGTAAACCGGCAATGGCCTAAGTGGCAGGGTCATGTTGATCCGGCACTGCCGAGCTAATAATTAACAAGCAAATCACTCTTTCTAATAATTTGTTGAAATAAACTAAATATGTATATGTTTACCAACAACCACATATGAACTACCTGCTTTGCTCCATGATTTTATTATTTCTAAATTATTATCTGAGCATATTTTACTTACAGTATCCACATCTAATAAACCATAGTAGAAAGCATTACGAGAGTTTTGGTATATATACCCATGCAAATGTTTAATACCGCTCTCGTACCTCTTGAAATAAGAACTTTTGTATTGATTGACAATCAGTGCTTCACCATCACTCTTTAATAATTCTCTAATCGCACTGAGGACTTTGTGAATTGTGGATTCACATGGAATTGCGGAAAGCACGTTTGCGCAAAGTATGAAATCATAATGATTTGTTATTTTATCTATATTTTCATAAGAAACAATATTAGCATTCTTATAGTTATTTATCACGTAATCTGGAATCGTGGTTTGTACACCTCTGATAATTTGCACTCTTTCTAGTTGTCTTCTGGAATCTAAAAATGTCACAGTTTCAAATTTATTTACTAATTGTTCTGAATATCTAAGTTTTCCACATCCAAAATCAAGGGCATTGCCATTTTTATTAGTGCTTTCAATCTGTTTACAGAGATAGTTAGATGGCATAGTGTGCGGTTTCGCTGCATTTTCTGAACGTATGTTTATTCCATTTATTTTGTAATTCAAAATCAACCTCGTTTAAAAAATATTGTTATTGTTAAAGAATTCTTTTATTTTGCTATCAGGTATTTGTCTTACTTGGCTTTCTGTTCTTGGTTTAACTGATGCTATGAAAATAAGGAAGTCAAATGCGACAAGAGAAATAATCCACAACCAAAGATTAATTAAAGAGCCAGTAACAGAGAATATATTTGTTAATTTGGCGATACTTATTATTAAAATAGTAACAAATGCGATTACTGTATGTTCAAAGAAAACCCAAAAGTAATAAACTTTGTTCCAGAAAAGTTCAACGTAATGTTTGTCTTTTAACTCTTTAACTTCTGGGTAATACAGTTTACTCATTACCTTGTGAGATTCATCAGTAGTTAATTTTCTCGTAACGCCTGCAATTTTTGCTAATGGTTTAATAATTAAATGACTATCCCACATCTTCCTTATTCCAATAATTTTTGCTACATTATTATGTAGATCTAAAGCTCCACTAATTACTGACCAAAAAACTGAAGATGCAATTGGTAATATGCCAAAGGTTAATATCCATTTAATAAATTCCTCGTAGTCTTTAACGGGGGGGATATACTTGGCATTAATGCCAACCAATGGCATGTAGCCATAAATGACTAATGATAGGTAAAATATAAATGTAGTAATAAAAGTCGCCTTATGGAGCATAGGCAACATTTCATTATAACTCTTTGGTGGTTCTAACATTTTACTCTCCAAACATTCAAAAAAAAGCTAATCTTCTATAATAACGAAATTCAGCTGGCACAATTAAAGATTAATTGCCACCAATTTCTTGATTTTATAATTTTATCTAAATGTTTTTGATTAATCTAGTCCTAAAAGAAACCTACTGCATAAATATTTATGCTGATGACCCACTCCCTGTTCGTTAACACATAGCAACGTTAGTAATGCATCCTAAGTGATCAATATTTTTGCTAGCTTCATCTGCTCGCTCAAAGGGAACTATAATGTTGGCTTGCGTGTGACTTGGCATGTTTAAAGAAGTGCTGGTGGTGACTGGTTGCTGTTTTCCATTTCCACAGAACAAAATCATAGAAACTATACCCAGTAGTTGTATTGAATCACTGACGAGACAGCCTCATATTTATCAGGACTGGTGTACGTCCAATACAGGAGGTTGTGGTGCTGGTTCTCAAATGTGCGCTGGCTATTGCTGCTGTAATGGCAATTTATTGTCTTGCTGTTGTTCTTATGGATCACCTTTCTGATTGATTTCATATTGGCGAGGTAACGGTAGTTAAGTAGAATTGCTGCGGGTGCTTGAGGCTATCTGCCTCGGGCATCAACACCAAAGGCAGATAGAGAAAAGCCCCAGTTAACATTACGCGTCCGGCAAGACGCTTAACATTAATCTGAGGCCATATCTATGCTCTACACACGTAGGTTAGCCTCTTACGTGCCGAAAGGCAAGGAGAAGCAGGCTATGAAGCAGCAAAAGGCGATGCTAATCGCCCTGATCGTCATCTGTTTAACCGTCATAGTGACGGCACTGGTAACGAGGAAAGACCTCTGCGAGGTACGAATCCGAACCGGTCAGACGGAGGTCGCTGTCTTCACAGCTTACGAACCTGAGGAGTAAGAGACCCGGCGAGGGAGAAATCCCTCGCCACCTCTGATGTGGCAGGCATCCTCAACGCACCCGCACTTAACCCGCTTCGGCGGGTTTTTGTTTTTATTTTCAACGCGTTTGAAGTTCTGGACGGTGCCGGAATAGAATCAAAAATACTTAAGTAGCGCGCAGGGATAAGAGGGATGGTCCCTTAAAGGGGAGAGCTAATTATCCGGAAGGATTCTGATGATGAACATCGAAGAACTGCGTAAAATTTTTTGTGAAGATGGCCTCTATGCTGTGTGCGTTGAAAATGGAAATATTGTTAGTCATTACCGCATTGTGTGTTTGCAAAAAAATGGGGCTGCGTTAATTAATTTTGTGGATGCCCGAGTGACGGACGGATTTATCTTGCGCGACGGTGAGTTTGTCACTTCATTACAGGCATTGAAAGAGATCGGAATAAAAGCTGGCTTTTCTGCTTTTTCAGAAGAATAAACTCATCTACAATCTTGCGCGGGGCTGAACTCCCGCTGAGTAACACCGTGCCACCGGAGAAAACCGATGGCACGCAACGCAAAATATTACAATCATGATAATTCGACCGTTCTTGCCCACACGCACGAGCGGTATTCTCATGCATTTAAGTCAGACTGGTACCAGCATCCCCCATGCACTGAAGAACAGGCCGAATGGCTCATTCAGTGTTACCGCAGGCGCGGATGCGAGGTTAAAAAAGCCCTTAGCCTCGACTACCGTCACTGGATAATCTCCGTCAGGCTCCCTTACTCCGAACGGCCACCGCGTCCGTCCCGCACATTCCAGCAACGTATCTGGAGGTAACGTGCGGGTATTACTTCGACCTGTTCTGGTACCGGAACTCGGGCTGGTGATCGTTAAGCCGGGCCGTGAATCCATGCCGGTATTCCACAATACCCGGGTACTGGTGGAGCCGGAACCGAAAAGCATGCGTAATCTGTCGTCCGGGGTCGTTCCTGCCGTTCGCCAGCCGCTGGCGGAGGATAAATCATTACTGCCATTTTTCAGCGACGAACGAGTGATTCGTGCTGCTGGTGGCGCTGGCGCATTGTCTGACTGGTTACTGCGCCATGTTAAATCCTGCCAGTGGCCACACGGCGATTATCACCACAGTGAAACCGTCATTCACCGTTATGGTACCGGCGCAATGGTGTTGTGCTGGCACTGCGACAACCAGCTGCGCGACCAGACCTCCGAATCACTCGGGCAACTTGCTCACCAAAACCTGTCTGCATGGATGATTGACGTCATACGCCATGCAATGAATGGCTCGCAGGAGCGGGAATTATCGCTGGCTGAATTATCCTGGTGGGCGGTCCGCAATCAGGTGGCGGACGCGCTACCGGAAGCGGTATTACGTCGTTCGCTGGGGTTGCGTGCGGAAAAAATCCGCTCAATGTACCGTGAAAGCGACATCGTACCGGGAGAGCAGACCGCCACCAGCATACTGAAGCAGCGCACAAAAAATCTTGCGCCGCTGCCTCACGCCCACCAGCAAAACCCGCCACAGGAAAAGACGGTGGTCAGCATTGCCGTTGATCCGGAGTCACCGGCTCAGTATCTCCAGCGCCAGAAATCACAACGGGAAGAGATGCCTGTATACACGCGTTGGGTAAAAACGCAGAAATGCATGACGTGTGGCAATCAGGCAGATGATCCGCATCACATCATTGGTCATGGACTGGGAGGGATGGGAACAAAGGCTGATGATTTGTTTGTTATTCCGCTGTGCCGTAAATGCCATAGCGAACTACACGCCGGGGTAAAAGATTTTGAAGAAAAACACGGCAGCCAGCTGTTGTTGCTGATTCGTTTTTTAATGCACGCGAGAAATTCGGGTGTTCTGAAGTGGAAAGCATAAATGACTGAACGCATAGAATTTGTTTTGCCTTACCCGCCAACGGTGAACACTTACTGGCGACGTCGTGGCAGCACATATTTTGTATCAAAAGTCGGTGAGCGTTATCGCCGTGATGTGGCGCTTATTGTTCGCCAGCAGCAACTGAAATTAAACCTGTCCGGAAGGCCGGCAATAGAAATTATTGCAGAGCCACCGGATAAGCGCCGTCGTGACCTGGACAATATCCTGAAGGCACCACTGGATGTACTGACGCATGCGGGGCTGCTCATAGACGACGAGCAGTTTGATGAAATTAATATTGTGCGCGGTCAGCTTGTTCCTGGTGGGCGGTTGGGGATAAAAATCACAGAACTGGAGTACGCATGAATAACCAGTATTTACAGTTTGTTCGTGAGCAACTCATGATTGCCACCGCCGATTTGAGTGGATCAACAAAAGGGCAGCTTGAGGCCTGGCAGGAGAATGCCATGTTTGATACAGGGCGTTACAGGCGTAAAAAAATCCGGTACCGCGATGAAGTGACTGGAAAAATGATAACGCGGGATAATCCACCAATCCCGGGAAAGCAATCGCTGGCGAAGGGGGTGTCAATTCCTCTCGTCAGTCCGGTTGAGTTTTCGACATCATCGTGGCGGCGGGCTGTTCTGTCTCTTGAAGAACATCATAAAGCCTGGTTGTTGTGGTGTTACAGCGGGAGTATTTGTTGGGAATATCAGATCGCGATAACGCAGTGGGTGTGGAATGAATTTAAAACCCGGTACGGCACCAGAAAAATTGCAGGGAAAACGCAGGAGCGCGTGAAGAAGTTGATCTGGCTGGCGGCACAGGATGTCAGAGGATGGATTACCGGGTGTGAGGTCTACCAGAGACAGGAGCTTGCCAGACTGTGTGGAGTTAAGCCTGATAACTGGAGCCATAATTATGCGAACTACTGGCGTGAGATGTGCGATATTTTTAAGAGTCTCGATAGAGAATCTGTGATTTGCACCGTGAAAATAAGAGCGCAACAAAAAGCGACTTTTTCACGACGAGATATTGCAAAAGTCAATTAAATAGCGTACGTTTCGTATAAATCTGATATTTTGCCGATTTTGTACGCGATGGCAAAGTAAGAAAAAAAACTGCCGTCAGGCGGTTTTTTTTTATGCCCAAAATCGCGTCAGTACAGTAAACACGCTGGTGGTTGCGAATACGGGTCTTTCAGCTTGCTGGCTTTTTCGACAAGAGTTATTGGTATGTCACGTTAACCGGAAAAAGGAAAAAGACATGCTAAAACAGCAGGATATGACAGAAACCGCCAGAGTGGTGTTTAATGAATTAAGCGTTACCGAACCGGCGACAGTCGGGGAGATAGCGCAGAATACTTACCTTTCACGCGAACGCTGCCAGTTAATACTGACCCAGCTGGTTATGGCGGGTCTGGCAGACTATCAGTTCGGTTGTTACAGACGCCTTCAGTCCTGAAGGCTTTTTTATTTGTGGTAAATGGGCGGCTGGTGGGTGTTAGGGGCACCCACCAGCCATCTGCTCATGCGTTGGGTTCACAAGCAAACCTCAGGCCCACTGCTTTGCGCAAAAGCAGAATGAGCCTATCAGAGACAGGCTTAATGATCCATGCTTAATACTGTAAAAATATCCAGTTGTGAGTTAATCAACGCCGACTGCCTGGAATTTATCCGGTCGTTACCCGAAAATTCTGTTGACCTGATAGTCACGGACCCGCCGTACTTTAAAGTGAAGCCTGAGGGCTGGGATAACCAGTGGAAGGGCGACGATGATTACCTGAAGTGGCTGGACCAGTGTCTGGCGCAGTTCTGGCGGGTGCTGAAACCTGTCGGAAGTCTTTACCTGTTCTGTGGTCATCGCCTGGCATCTGATATCGAAATCATGATGCGTGAACGCTTCAGTGTGCTGAACCATATTATCTGGGCGAAGCCGTCCGGACGCTGGAACGGATGCAACAAGGAAAGCCTGCGGGCGTATTTCCCCGCCACAGAGCGCATTCTGTTCGCGGAACATTATCAGGGGCCGTATCGTCCGAAAGATGCCGGGTATGCGGCGAAGGGCAGTGCACTGAAACAGCATGTGATGGCCCCGCTGATTTCTTACTTTCGTGATGCGCGCGCTGCCCTGGGGATAACGGCAAAACAGATTGCAGATGCCACAGGAAAGAAAAACATGGTGTCGCACTGGTTCAGTGCCAGTCAGTGGCAGCTACCGAACGAAAGCGATTATCTGAAATTACAGTCGCTGTTTGCCCGGGTGGCAGAAGAGAAACATCAGCGCGGTGAACTGGAAAAGCCCCACCACCAGCTGGTGGATACGTATACGTCACTGAACCGGCAGTATGTGGAGCTGCAGAGTGAATATAAGCATCTGCGGCGGTATTTTGGTGTGACGGCGCAGGTGCCGTACACGGATGTGTGGACACATAAACCGGTGCAGTTCTATCCCGGGAAACATCCGTGCGAAAAACCGGCAGAAATGCTGCAGCAGATAATCAGCGCAAGCAGTCGTCCGGGTGACCTGGTTGCAGATTTTTTTATGGGCTCAGGTTCAACGGTAAAAGCGGCACTGGCGCTTGGGCGTCGTGCGATTGGCGTTGAACTGGAGACCGGACGTTTTGAGCAGACAGTCAGGGAAGTTCAGGATTTAATCGTTTGAAACGGATGAGATTGCAGAATTAATTACGCACCATTATTATTCTGCTCCCGGCCCTTTAGCTCAGTGGTGAGAGCGAGCGACTCATAATCGCCAGGTCGCTGGTTCAAATCCAGCAAGGGCCACCATCACATACCGCCATTAGCTCATCAGGAAAGAGCGCCAGCTTTCGAAGCTGGTTGCGCGGAGTTCGGGTCCCCGAAGGCGGTCCATTATCTGTATCCTGCGTTGTTAGCTCAGCCGGACAGAGCAATTGCCTTCTAAGCAATCGGTCACTGGTTCGAATCCAGTACAACGCGCCACACTTATTTTCCCTGGCTCGCTTTTGCGGGCTTTTTTTAAATGTCTCACAATTCAGGCGGTTGACTGTTGTCTGGTTTGCGGGGAGTTTGTTAAAAGAAACTGGCATGGTGAATCCCCCTGTGCGGAGGGGCAATCAGCGAGTAGGTATATGGGATAATCGCGGATTCAGGTGCTGGTACTGAATTCACCGGGAGGCACCCGGCACCATGCAATGGCACATAGCGCCACTCTCCAGCCCCTCTCCGGAGGGGCTTTTCTGTGCCGGATACATCACAGTTTCTGGAACCTTAGGTACTACAGTATCAGTCAGGGTGCTATATTTTCAGATGTGATGAAAGCCTGTCAGCAGGCAGGGCGTATCGGAAATGACCCAGTAGAGAAAACGTTGACTCAGATACCGGTGCTGAGTTACCGGGAAACCGGCATCACATGACCGCTATCCTTCCAGGCCCATCCGCTCCGGTGGGCCTTTTTACTGCAGAAAACAGGTTCCCCGTTAAATGCTATGTTGCTCACAATTCAGTAAGTTGACAGTTGCCTGTCAGACTGGGCATTTGTTAAAAAAATTTCGCATGGTGAATCCCCCTGAGCGGAGGGGCGACTGGTGACGGTATAATCTCTGATTATCAAAACGAGAATGACGCGGGTTTAGTGGCACCGGGCTGAACTCACCGGGAGGCACCCGGCACCATGTGCATGATGATACAGATACGCGGCTTTAGCCCCTCTCCGGAGGGGCTTTCTTATGGACAAAAAAAGCCCGCGCTGGGAGACGCGGGCGGCAAGGAATAAACAATAAAACGTGAAGTAATATTTCAGCTGGCGAATAATACCCCATAGTAATCACTCTGCGCAACTGCGCGGTCTTTTTCGAATTGCGGGCTGTAGTCTCCCTTCTGCCATTGTCCTGTAACTTCCGGACTTCAGCCTGCTCCTTATCTGACTCACAACATTATCCCGCCCGGGAGGATTCATGGCATTTAAACACTATGACGTGGTCAGGGCGGCATCGCCGTCAGACCTTGCGAAACGACTGACACAAAACTGAAGGAGGGCTGGCAGCCGTTTGGTAGTCCGGTGGCCATAACCCCTTATACCCTGATGCAGGCGATTGCAGCAGAAGGTGATGTGGTCGTCAGTGGTGCAACTGAGCCGGAGTGGTACTACGTCATCGTACTGGCCGGGCAATCCAATGCCATGGCTTACGGTGAAGGGCTTCCGCTTCCGGATTCATACGATGCGCCCCATCCGCGCATTAAGCAACTGGCCCGTCGTAACACAGTGACTCCCGGTGGTGAAGTATGCGTATTTAACGACATCATTCCTGCTGACCATTGTCTGCATGATGTTCAGGATATGAGTACGATTAACCATCCCCGGGCTGACCTGAGCAAAGGGCAGTACGGCTGTGTCGGACAGGGCTTACATATTGCCAAAAAACTGCTTCCGTATATCCCTAATAATGCGGGGATCCTGCTGGTACCATGCTGTCGTGGTGGTTCGGCATTCACCCAGGGCACGGAGGGGACATTCAGCGAGTCCACGGGAGCCAGTCAGGATTCGGCTCGCTGGGGAGTGGGTAAGCCGTTATATCAGGATCTGCTTTTCCGCACGAAGGCAGCATTGCAGAAAAACCCGAAAAACGTTTTGCTGGCGATATGCTGGATGCAGGGGGAATTCGATATGACGAATGCCAGTTACGCCCAGCAGCCAGCAGCATTTCTTGCAATGGTACAGCAGTTCCGTGCTGACCTTGCCGGGCTGGCGGCGCAGTGTCACGGTGGAAGTCCGGCATCAGTCCCCTGGATTTGTGGCGACACGACATACGCGTGGAAACAAGAACACGGTACGCAATATGAAGTGGTATATGGTGCATATAAAGGTAAAGAATCCCAGCAGATTTATTTTGTTCCCTTTATGACCGATGGTAGCGGAGTTAATACACCGACAAACAACCCGTCAGAAGATCCTGATATTGCCGGGTCTGGTTATTACGGTTCGGCATCCCGAACGAACAAAAACTGGGTATCATCAAATCGCCCGACGCATTTCAGCTCATGGGCGCGTCGTGGCATTATTCCCGATCGTATGGCAACGGCTATTCTGAACGTAGCCGGTCGCACCTTAGCCTTCATTAGTGGTAAGGCACCGGAAATCAAAGCCTCGCCCGGCGGCGACACGCCATCGGGGCCGTCTGAAGATGCATCCATACGCACAATCTCCCTGTTGCCGACAGCCGGAGACGCTGCTGCGCAGGGCTGGAGCATTAAGAATGGCGGAATTCAGTTGTCAGATGGTGTATTTAAGATCACCAAGCAGAGCAATAAAGCCTGGTCCCTGACGCGCCCGGTGGATGACGCAGTCTCCCTGCTGACACGGGGTGGCAGACTGAGCTGTAAGTTTCGACTGTCAGGCGCACTGACCAACAACCAGTTCGGTCTGGGAATTTATCTGTATACCGATGTAGCGTTACCTGACGTCGTGGCGATGACCGGGACTGGTAACCCGTTCCTGATGTCGTTCTTCACCCAGACCACAGACGGCAAACTGAATCTGATGCATCACAAGAAAGCAGGAAACACAAAGTTGGGCGAGTTCGGGAATTACAGTAACGACTGGCAGACGCTGGAGCTGGTGTTCACCGCCGGCAGTGCCACGGTTACTCCGAAACTGAATGGAGTGGCTGGCCCGGCATTCCAGGTCATAAAAGACAGTCTGACACTGGGGCTGAATGCGCTGACGCTGACGGATATTACCAAAAATGCAGCGTATGGCGTTGAGATAGAAAGTCTGGTGCTGGAGATAAATGCACCGGCATCATCATAAAAAGTGAGCCAGCCAAATGGAAGGTATCGTTAAACTCACCGGTAGTGTCAGTGGGTCGTCTGAGATGCCTGCATGAGTTATCAGAGCCATCAGTACTTAACTGGTGGCTTTTTTTATTGTTGTCAGCTTCCGGATAACGGGAGACGGGGTATGTACCAGATGGAAAAAATCACAACAGGTGTGTCATACACCACGTCAGCGGTGGGAACGGGCTACTGGTTCCTGCAGTTGCTGGACAGGGTTTCCCCGTCTCAGTGGGCGGCAATAGGCGTGCTGGGGAGTCTGCTGTTTGGGCTGCTGACATATCTGACTAACCTGTATTTCAAAATCAGAGAGGACCGTCGTAAGGCTGCACGGGGAGAGTAATTCAATGACTCAAAACTATGAACTGATTGTGAAAGGGATCCGCAATTTTGAGAATAAAGTTACGGTAACTTTAGCGTTACGGGACAAAAAACGCTTTGACGGTGAAATTTTTGACCTGGACATCTCGCTGGACCGTGTTGAAGGTGCCGCGCTGGAGTTTTATGAGGCAGCAGCCAGAAGGAGCATCAGACAGGTCTTCCTGGATGTTGCTGCCGGGTTATGTGAAGGGGATGAGCAGTCGCCGGAAAAGCGCCCCGTAATTTTAGAGGCGCAGGATGTGTTGATAACCTACAGAGGAAAACTACCGGGAATAATTACGGGTTCTCTGAAGAGTCCGCCGAAATGGTAATTTTACCAGCATATTTTTCATCCAGTAATACAGCAAGCCGCCTGAAAGAGTCTTGTTGTTCCTGAGACCATTTGGGATTGCATGATTCAAACTGGATTGATGCCAGCGTTGATTGCATCTGTTCCCTTGGAATTGAGAATGCCAGATATGAGAAGGCGACGGTAAGGGTATTCACGTCTTCCCGAAGCCTGGAAATGCTGTCGAGCAACTCCTGTAGAGAAATGGTGTTATTGTCCATAAATAATCCTCATGATTGTATTGACCTGTTAGCAGCCTGAGGCAACAGGCTGGAACTGATAAACATATCCAGGGCTCAGAAACCGATAAATCCTGATAAATATCCATGAACGCAAAAATCAGATACGGCCTGTCGGCTGCCGTTCTGGCGCTGATTGCCGCTGGTGCGCCTGCGCCTGACATTCTCGACCAGTTTCTGGATGAAAAGGAAGGTAACCACACCACGGCATACCGTGATGGTGCGGGTATCTGGACCATCTGCCGCGGTGCCATCCTGGTGGATGGCAAACCTGTCGTTCCGGGCATGAAGTTGTCGAAGGAAAAATGCGACCGGGTTAACGCCATTGAGCGTGATAAGGCGCTGGCATGGGTGGAGAAAAACATCAGAGTGCCATTGAGTGAACCCCAGAAAGCGGGGATCGCGTCATTCTGTCCGTACAACATTGGTCCCGGTAAGTGTTTCCCGTCGACGTTTTATAAACGAATTAATGCAGGTGATCGCAGGGGAGCGTGTGAGGCGATTCGCTGGTGGATTAAGGACGGTGGCAGAGACTGCCGTATTCGTTCAAACAACTGCTACGGTCAGGTATCCCGTCGTGACCAGGAGAGCGCGCTGGCGTGCTGGGGAATCGACAGATAAGCAGAATATTTTGCTGAAAAATAAGGTATGGCCACGCGGGCGGATAACACGAAATCCTGCGAACTGGCGAAACGTAAGTGAATAAAAGTAAAAACCCCGTTTGTTGGCACCAAGCGGGGTTTTGTGTTTCCTGACTCCGGAAAAGTCAAAGGAGAAAGTGTGTTTGATTTTAGCAAACTGATTCGGGAGATTCGAGTGATGGCTGAAAAATTATCCACCTGGAAGTTCATTCTTATCTGGCTGGTGTTTGTGATTATGGCCTCCGGTTATTTCATCGGTCAGATACTCTGGTGGTGAAATGAACCGCGTACTGTGCGTGGTCATCATTGCCCTGCTGGTGGCCTGTGGTGCGCTTAGTCTGGGGCTGAATCATTACCGTGATAACGCCATTACCTACAAAGCCCAGCGCGACAAAAATGTCAGAGAACTGAAGCTGGCGAACGCGGCAATTACTGACATGCAGATGCGTCAGCGTGATGTTGCTGCGCTCGATGCAAAATACACGAAGGAGTTAGCTGATGCGAAAGCTGAAAATGAAACTCTTCGCGCTGACGTTGCCGCTGGTCGTAAGCGCCTGCGTATCAACGCCACCTGTCCAGGTCCCGTGCGTGAAGCCACCGGCACCGCCCGCGTGGATAATGCAACCGGCCCCCAACTGGCAGACACCGTTACACGGGATTATTTCACCCTCAGAGAGCGGCTGATGACGATGCAGAAGCAACTGGAAGGGGCGCAGGAATATATCCGTACTCAGTGCCTGAAATAAGTTTTGTTGATGCGCCGTATCGTCGCTGTATTCCCTCATTAACAGAGACCGCAGCCCGACAGGGAGACTCCTCTGCGCGAGTGTGCGGGGATAATCAAAAACGATACACACCGGGGTTTACCGCGTTAACGGAGCGCGGCGTTGTCCCCTCATAGTCGCCTGTCCGGTGCGATGGTGGAAGAAACCGGATGTTTATCACTATTAATTGATGACACAGAAATGGATTCATTGAATTTCAGCACGTTTTTGTATTCGTGTTATTGAACATCTGTTTATTTTACTTTTAACATATTGATAATAAAAAGAGCTGTAAATCTTTAGATGAGTCGATTTTGTCCGGGGAAGTTCAAGTGGATTTTATGCTGACGGTTTCTGGTGTGGTTATCCTGTCCATTGCTTATACTGCAGATAAATATGGCTGCCATTTGTTATCACGTATTGGCGCTTATTGTTCGTTGATGCTGATTTTCTCGTCGCTTTTTTTTGAGTAAGTTATATTAATTATAACAAATAATTTTCTGTGTTATTTTTTCAGGCTATCCCGTCAGAGGGGAAGCCTGTACTGCCGGGGAGCGAATGGAAAACTGATGTGTCCGGTAACTGCGTGTTCTGTGAACACCATGTTACTTAATTATGTAATTCATACCCGAACTCTCTGTTGACAGCCTTCTTCTGCAGGCTTCAATAACCCACGCTGAAAAGTTTCCTGAACCTTTCAGATCAAGAGCGATGTTAATTTGTTCAATCATCTGGTTTGGAAATCGGATGTTGCGGGTTGTTGTTCTGCGGGTTCTGTTCTTTGATGACATAATGTTTCCCCATATTCAGTGTTGCTGATTTGTATTATCTGAAGTTGCTTTTACGTTAATTTGATGCAGATCAATTAATACGATACCTGCGTCATAATTGATTGTTCGCTGCATAGCGGTCCGACCCCGTACTGCTCACGCAGCTTATCCAGCAGTGGCATCATTTTTTCCAGAGGCGGTCGAACTCCGCCTTCGCAAAATAAGCGGAAGCCTGGCGAAGGATATCGTTACTGCGGCGCAGTTCACGATTTTCACGTTCCAGCTCTTTCAGACGCTGACGTTCAGCGGTGGTGAGCCCTCCATCACCGCCCCCGGTATCCCGCTCATGCTGGCGAACCCAGACACGCAGAGTCTCCGGCGTACAGCCAATCTTTGGAGCAATGGAACAAATTGTCGCCCATTGTGAGTCATATTCGCTCTGACTTTCCAGAACCATACGGACTGCCCGTTGACGGACTTCGGGGGAAAAACGAGTATTTTTAGTCATCCTGTTTACCTCTTTCTCAGGAAGTTTAGTCTCCAGGATTCCCGGGGCGGTTCACACATGTTGTGATAAACCTTATATAGATGATAATCATTATCATTTTCGTGGGTCCTTTCCGGCGATCCGACCGGTTACGGGGCGGCGACCTCGCGGGTTTTCGCTATTTATGAAAATTTTTAGGGAAAAATCAGATCCGTTCTTCTTCTTTTTAACTGATTGATTATCAATAGAATTTTAAAAATATAAAAGGATCTGACAAAGGCTGTTTTTGTTAGAAAACGCCATTTTCAGATCCTTTCTGGTTCCCGGGGGAGTGTATGAACGTCAATAAGAAAAAACTGGCCGATATTTTTGGCGTTGATGTCAGGACCATCACCGCCTGGCAGAGTCAGGGGTTACCACTAGTTTCTGGTGGAGGGAAAGGGACTGAATCAGTTTTTGATACAACTGCTGCCATTCAGTGGTATGCGCAGAGGGAAGCTGATATTGAAAACGAAAAACTCCGTAAAGAGATCGAGGATTTGAGGGCTGCCAGCGAATCAGACCTTCAGCCCGGCACCATTGATTACGAACGTTACCGACTGACGAAGGCACAGGCCGATGCACAGGAGCTGAAAAATGCTCGTGAGGAAGGCCTTGTCCTCGAGACGGAGTTATTTACCTACATCTTTCAGCGAGTGGCACAGAATATATCAGGGATCCTTGTCCGTGTCCCTCAGACACTGCAGCGTAAATACCCTGATATATCACCCGTACATCTTGATGCTGTGAAAACTGAAATCGCGAAAGCATCCGATGTGGCTTCTGAAGCCGGTGAGAATGTGCGCAGGTGGATTGATGATTTCAGACGAACTGAGGGCGGCTAATTCTGCAGGAGCGATAGCAACCGGCCTCCTTGCGCTAAAAATTCCTGTCCCTCTGACGACAGTTCAGTGGGCAGATCGACATTATTACCTTCCGAAAGAGTCATCTTACACCCCGGGGCGGTGGGAAACACTGCCGTTTCAGGTTGCCATCATGAACAGCATGGGGAATGACCGGATCCGCACTGTTAATCTGATTAAATCTGCCCGTGTTGGTTATACAAAGATGTTGCTGGGAGTGGAGGCTTATTTTATTGAGCATAAATCACGCAACAGCCTTCTTTTCCAGCCCACGGATTCTGCTGCTGAAGATTTTATGAAATCTCATGTGGAACCCACGATCAGGGATGTGCCGGTTTTACTCGATCTTGCACCGTGGTTTGGGCGTAAACATCGTGATAATACCCTCACGCTGAAACGTTTTTCATCGGGCGTGGGCTTCTGGTGCCTGGGCGGGGCTGCCGCTAAAAACTACCGTGAAAAATCCGTGGACGTGGTCTGCTATGACGAACTTTCCTCGTTCGAACCGGATGTCGAAAAAGAGGGTTCGCCAACCCTGCTTGGGGATAAACGTATTGAGGGCTCTGTATGGCCCAAATCCATTCGCGGCTCGACGCCTAAAATCAAAGGCACCTGCCAGATCGAAAAAGCGGCCAACGAGTCGGCGCATTTCATGCGTTTTTATGTGCCCTGCCCACACTGTGGGGAGGAGCAGTATCTGAAATTTGGCGATGAATCCACGCCTTTTGGCCTTAAATGGGAGAAGGACAGCCCCGAAAGCGTTTTCTACCTCTGTGAACATCATGGCTGCGTGATCCATCAGTCTGAGCTTGACCAGAGCAACGGGCGGTGGATCTGTGAAAACACGGGGATGTGGACCCGTGACGGTCTGACGTTTTTCAGCGCCGCGGATAATGAAATTCCGCCGCCGCGCTCCATCACGTTCCATATCTGGACGGCGTACAGTCCGTTCACCACCTGGGTACAGATAGTCTATGACTGGCTGGATGCACTGAAAGATCCCAACGGCCTGAAAACCTTTGTGAACACCACGCTGGGCGAGACCTGGGAAGAGGCCGTGGGCGAAAAACTCGATCACCAGGTACTGATGGATAAGGTCGTGCATTACACGGCGGCGGTGCCAGCCCGGGTGGTTTATCTGACGGCGGGCATTGACTCGCAGCGAAACCGTTTTGAGATGTATGTCTGGGGATGGGCACCGGGAGAGGAAGCTTTTCTGGTGGATAAAATCATCATTATGGGCCGTCCCGATGAGGAAGAGACGCTGTTACGTGTGGATGCGGCGATCAACAAAAAATACTGCCATGCAGACGGAACCGAAATGACCATTTCCCGTGTCTGCTGGGACACCGGGGGGATCGATGGTGAAATTGTCTATCAGAGGTCAAAAAAACACGGTGTTTTCCGGGTGCTGCCGGTAAAAGGCGCATCTGTCTATGGCAAGCCGGTGATCACCATGCCGAAAACCCGCAATCAGCGGGGCGTGTATCTGTGTGAAGTGGGGACGGACACCGCAAAAGAAATTCTCTATGCCCGTATGAAAGCCGATCCCACGCCTGCGGATGAAGCCACGTCGTATGCCATCCGTTTTCCTGATGATCCGGAGATTTTTTCGCAGACAGAGGCGCAGCAACTGGTCGCGGAAGAGCTTGTGGAGAAGTGGGAAAAAGGAAAGATGCGTCTGCTGTGGGATAACAAAAAGCGGCGTAACGAAGCGCTGGACTGCCTGGTGTATGCCTATGCGGCATTACGTGTGTCCGTGCAACGCTGGCAGCTTGATCTGGCTGTACTGGCAAAATCCCGGGAAGAAGAGACGACCCGGCCAACCCTTAAAGAACTGGCAGCGAAGCTGTCCGGAGGAGTGAATGGTTACAGTCGCTGAACTACAGGCGCTGCGTCAGGCGCGCCTTGATTTATTAACCGGTAAACGGGTGGTGTCTGTCCAGAAAGATGGTCGCAGAATTGAATATACGGCGGCTTCTCTGGATGAGCTTAACCGGGCGATCAATGATGCGGAGTCGGTACTGGGGACAACCCGACGTCGCCGTCGTCCGCTGGGAGTGAGGTTATGAAACGAACGCCTGTCCTGATTGATGTGAACGGCGTTCCGCTTCGTGAGAGTCTCAGCTACAACGGGGGCGGCGCAGGATTTGGCGGGCAAATGGCGGAGTGGTTGCCACCGGCGCAGAGTGCCGATGCGGCCCTGCTACCCGCGTTGCGTCTGGGGAATGCCCGGGCAGATGATCTGGTGCGCAATAACGGAATAGCGGCTAATGCGGTGGCTCTGCATAAGGATCACATTGTCGGGCATATGTTTCTGATCAGCTACCGTCCGAACTGGCGCTGGCTGGGGATGCGGGAGACCGCAGCAAAAAGCTTTGTCGATGAGGTGGAGGCGGCCTGGTCGGAATACGCCGAAGGGATGTTTGGTGAGATCGACGTGGAAGGAAAACGCACGTTCACGGAATTTATCCGTGAAGGTGTGGGCGTTCATGCGTTTAACGGCGAAATCTTTGTGCAGCCGGTCTGGGATACGGAAACCACGCAGTTATTCCGTACGCGTTTTAAAGCCGTGAGTCCGAAACGGGTGGACACGCCTGGACACGGTATGGGGAACCGTTTTCTGCGGGCCGGTGTGGAGGTCGATCGATATGGCCGTGCCGTCGCGTACCATATTTGTGAGGACGATTTTCCGTTCTCTGGTAGTGGACGATGGGAACGGATCCCGCGTGAACTTCCCACCGGGCGTCCGGCCATGCTGCATATTTTCGAGCCGGTGGAGGACGGGCAGACCCGTGGGGCTAATCAGTTTTACAGCGTCATGGAACGGCTGAAGATGCTCGATTCCCTGCAGGCAACACAGCTTCAGTCGGCCATAGTGAAGGCGATGTATGCAGCGACGATTGAAAGTGAACTTGATACCGAAAAGGCCTTTGAATATATCGCCGGTGCGCCGCAGGGGCAGAAGGATAATCCGCTTATTAATATTCTGGATAAGTTCTCCACCTGGTATGACACGAATCACGTGACGCTGGGCGGTGTCAAAATTCCGCACCTTTTCCCCGGTGATGATCTGAAACTTCAGACCGCGCAGGATTCAGACAATGGATTTTCGGCGCTTGAACAGGCGCTGCTGCGGTATATCGCCGCCGGTCTTGGCGTTTCCTACGAACAGTTGTCCCGTGATTACTCGAAGGTCAGTTATTCAAGTGCCCGCGCCTCCGCCAATGAGTCGTGGCGCTATTTTATGGGGCGGCGAAAATTTATTGCGTCCCGGCTGGCCACGCAGATGTTTTCCTGCTGGCTGGAAGAGGCACTTCTTCGGGGGATTATTCGTCCGCCACGGGCACGTTTTGATTTTTATCAGGCGCGATCAGCCTGGTCACGGGCTGAGTGGATTGGAGCCGGAAGAATGGCCATTGACGGGCTCAAGGAGGTTCAGGAATCAGTGATGCGCATTGAGGCCGGACTGAGCACGTATGAGAAAGAGCTGGCGCTGATGGGCGAGGATTATCAGGACATTTTCCGCCAGCAGGTCAGGGAATCTGCAGAGCGGGAAAAAGCCGGACTCTCACGTCCGGTGTGGATAGCGCAGGCGTATCAGCAGCAGATAGCGGAGAGTCGCAGGCCGGAAGAGGAGACAACACCACGTGAGACGTAATCTTTCACACATTATTGCCGCAGCATTCAATGAACCGCTGCTTCTGGAGCCCGCCTATGCGCGGGTTTTCTTTTGCGCGCTCGGGCGCGAGATGGGGGCAGCAAGTCTTTCGGTACCACAACAGCAGGTACAGCTTGATGCTCCCGGAATGCTGGCTGAAACGGACGAGTACATGGCCGGAGGTAAACGACCGGCCCGTGTTTACCGGGTGGTGAACGGTATTGCGGTACTGCCGGTGAGCGGCACGCTGGTGCACCGGCTGGGGGGGATGCGGCCATTTTCCGGAATGACTGGCTATGACGGCATTGTCGCCTGTCTTCAGCAGGCAATGGCAGATAGCCAGGTGCGGGGCATACTGCTGGACATTGACAGTCCGGGCGGGCAGGCCGCCGGCGCGTTTGACTGCGCTGACATGATTTACCGCCTCCGTCAGCAGAAGCCGGTCTGGGCACTGTGCAATGACACGGCCTGTTCTGCAGCCATGCTGCTGGCGTCGGCCTGCTCCCGACGGCTGGTTACCCAGACATCCCGTATCGGCTCCATTGGCGTGATGATGAGCCATGTCAGCTATGCCGGTCATCTGGCGCAGGCCGGTGTGGATATCACGCTGATTTATGCCGGGGCGCACAAGGTGGATGGCAATCAGTTTGAAGCGTTGCCGGCAGAGGTTCGCCAGGATATGCAGCAGCGGATTGATGCGGCGCACCGGATGTTTGCCGAAAAAGTGGCGATGTATACCGGGTTGTCTGTGGATGCGGTCACGGGAACAGAGGCCGCCGTTTTTGAAGGTCAGTCCGGCATTGAGGCCGGGCTGGCGGATGAATTAATCAATGCGTCGGATGCCATCAGTGTGATGGCCACGGCGCTGAACAGTAATGTCAGAGGAGGCACTATGCCGCAATTAACTGCAACGGAAGCCGCCGTGCAGGAGAACCAGCGAGTGATGGGGATCCTGACATGCCAGGAAGCGAAAGGACGTGAACAGCTTGCCACGATGCTGGCAGGGCAACAGGGCATGAGCGTTGAACAGGCCCGGGCGATTCTGGCCGCGGCGGCACCGCAGCAGCCGGTGGCATCCGCGCAGAGTGAAGCCGATCGCATTATGGCGTGTGAAGAAGCGAACGGTCGTGAACAACTGGCAGTAACGCTGGCGGCGATGCCGGAGATGACGGTGGAAAAAGCCCGCCCGATCCTGGCTGCTTCACCGCAGGCGAATGCCGGACCATCACTCCGTGATCAGATCATGGCCCTGGATGAGGCAAAAGGGGCTGAGGCGCAGGCTGAACAGCTGGCTGCCTGCCCGGGAATGACCGTGGAGAGCGCCCGGGCTGTGCTGGCTGCGGGATCAGGTAAGGCAGAACCGGTCTCTGCATCCACAACCGCCCTGTTTGAACATTTCATGGCGAACCATTCACCGGCTGCGGTCCAGGGGGGCGTGTCACAGGCGTCAGAAGACGGTGATGCGGACGTGAAAATGCTCATGGCCATGCCATGAAGTCAGTGCTGAACATCAATACGAGGTTTTTACAATATGGTGACGAAAACCATCACTGAACAGCGTGCGGAAGTACGTATTTTTGCCGGTAATGATCCGGCTCACACCGCCACAGGCAGCAGCGGGATTTCCTCGGCAACACCGGCACTGACACCCCTGATGCTGGATGGGGCCACCGGGAAACTGGTGGTCTGGGACGGACAGAAAGCCGGTAGTGCGGTTGGCATACTGGTACTGCCGCTTGAAGGCACAGAGGCGGTGCTGACCTATTACAAGTCGGGGACCTTTGCGACGGAGGCAATCCGCTGGCCTGAAAGTGTGGATGAACACAAAAAGGCCAACGCCTTTACCGGCAGTGCCCTGAGTCACGCGGCGCTGCCGTAACACGTTATCAGGCCACCGCGTTGGCCTGACTGATTTCTTAATGAAAGGAACTGATTTATGGGATTGTTTACGACCCGCCAGTTACTCGGTTATACCGAACAAAAAGTTAAATTCCGTGCGCTGTTTCTGGAGCTGTTTTTCCGCCGTACGGTGAATTTCCACACCGAAGAGGTGATGCTGGACAAAATTACCGGAAAAACGCCGGTGGCGGCCTATGTCTCCCCGATCGTTGAAGGAAAAGTGCTTCGCCATCGCGGTGGTGAAACCCGCGTGTTACGTCCGGGCTACGTCAAGCCCAAACACGAATTTAATTACCAGCAGGCGGTTGAGCGCCTTCCTGGTGAAGATCCGGCTCAGCTGAACGACCCGGCCTACCGTCGTCTGCGTATCATTACCGATAACCTCAAACAGGAAGAGCACGCCATTGTCCAGGTGGAAGAAATGCAGGCGGTGAATGCCGTGCTGTATGGCAAATACACCATGGAAGGGGATCAGTTTGATACTGTCGAGGTGGATTTCGGGCGCTCTGAAGGAAATAACATTGAGCAGGCTGACGGTAAAAAATGGTCTGAGCAGGACCGTGATACGTTTGATCCGACGCATGATATTGACCTCTACTGCGATCAGGCCAGCGGCCTTGTGAATATCGCCATTATGGACGGTACGGTCTGGCGTCTGCTGAATGGCTTTAAGCTGTTCCGCGAAAAACTGGATACCCGTCGCGGCTCAAATTCACAACTCGAAACGGCAGTGAAAGACCTGGGGGCGGTGGTGTCCTTCAAGGGGTATTACGGCGATCTGGCCATTGTGGTGGCGAAAACGTCTTATGTGGCAGAAGACGGTACCGAAAAACGTTATCTGCCGGAGGGCACACTGGTCCTGGGGAATACGGCAGCAGAGGGCATTCGTTGCTATGGTGCCATTCAGGATGCGCAGGCGTTGTCCGAAGGTGTGGTGGCCTCTTCCCGTTACCCGAAACACTGGCTGACCGTGGGCGATCCGGCCCGTGAATTCACCATGACGCAGTCCGCACCGCTGATGGTGCTGCCGGATCCGGATGAGTTTGTGGTGGTACAGGTGAAATAATCCGTGAGCGGGGGCGAAATGCCCCCGTGTCTTTTTTCACAGGAGGCTGAGATGGCAACAAAAGAAGAAAATCTGAATCGTCTTCGTCAACTGGCTGGCCTGCTGGGGCGCGAGGCGGATATGTCGGGGAGTGCTGCGGATATTGCTCAACGTGTGTCTGAGTGGGAAGAGGAGCTTGCTGTTTCCCCGGAGGGCATTATGCACTCTGATGAGAGCGGGGCTGATCAAAATCACACAGACGATGGTGAGCAGTTGAACAACACGGATGCTCCGGATGATGTTAAAGCCGTCCGGGTACGGAAGTGCCTGCAAGTAATGGGGTATTGCCCGGAGACAGGTCGTCCCGTTGAGCTGGCGTTACGGGGTATGCGTGTTCTGGTGCCATCATCACTGGCAACGGCCATGATACAGCACGGAACGGCTGAGCATGCGTGATTTTCAGAATGCCTTTGATGCTGCCCTCGCCGGGGTGGACAGTACGATCGTTGAAGTGATGGGGATCCGTGCGCAGTTCACCTCCGGAGCACAACGTGGCGGCGAAGTTCAGGGGGTTTTTGACGATCCGGAGTCGCTGGGTTTTGCCGGTGGCGGGGTCCGTATTGAAGGAAGCAGCCCGTCATTATTTGTGCGGACGGATACGGTGCGTGCCGTGCGGCGTGGTGACACGCTGACCATTAACGGCGAGATGTTCTGGGTGGATCGTGTTTCTCCGGATGACGGGGGAAGCTGTTATCTCTGGCTCAACCGTGGGCAACCACCCGCTGTTAACCGGCGACGATAAACGCAGGGTGAAATTATGGCGATAAAAGGGCTTGATCAGGCGATTGATAATCTGAGCCGGGTTCGTAAAAACGCCATTCCGGCGGCTTCAGCAATGACGATTAACCGCGTGGCCACAACGGCGATTAATCAGTCTTCATCACAGGTTGCCCGGGAGACAAAGGTACGCCGGAAACTGGTTAAGGAACGGTCCAGACTGAAACGGGCCACGGTCAGAAATCCGAATGCAAAAATTATCGTTAACCGCGGTGATCTCCCTGTGATTAAGCTGGGGATCAGAATGCTGGGGCGTCGTCCGGACAGCATACTCAAAGCCGGTCAGCATCGTTATCAGCGGGCATTTATCCAGCGATTAAATAATGGGCGCTGGCATGTTATGCAACGTCTTCCTCAGGCCAGATATGAGGAGGGCAATGACGACAAGGGAAGGAAAAAGCGTAATCGCCTTCCCATTCAGGTGGTGAAAATCCCGATGGCGGCCCCACTGAAACAGGCATTTGATGAGAATGTTGACCGTATCCGGCGTGAACGCCTGCCTAAAGAACTGGCATACGCGCTGAAACAACAACTGAGGATTGCGATAAAACGATGAAACACACTGACATTCGTGCCGCAGTGCTGGATGCACTCGAGCAGCATGAACACGGGGCGACGCTGTTTGATGGTCGCCCCGTTGTTTTTGACGAAGAGGATTTTCCTGCGATCGCGGTTTATCTGACGGATGCAGAGTATACCGGTGAAGAGCTGGATGCAGATACCTGGCGGGCCACGCTGCATATTGAGGTGTTTTTACCGGCACAGGTACCGGATTCAGAGCTTGATCAGTGGATGGAAAGCCGGATTTACCCGGCGATGACCGCGATCCCGGCACTGGCAGGACTGATTACCACGATGGTTACGCAGGGCTATGAGTATCGTCGTGATGACGATATGGCGTTATGGAGTTCTGCAGATCTGACTTATTCCATTACATACGAGATGTGAGGACGATATGGCAACACCAAATCCCCTTGAGCCGGTAAAAGGTGCCGGTACCACTCTGTGGGTTTACAACGGCAAGGCTGATGCTTACGCAAACCCGTTGTCAGACGATGGCTGGCAGCGACTGGCTAAGGTGAAGGATCTGACGCCGGGCGAGATGACGGCTGAACCCTACGATGATAACTACCTGGATGATGAAGACGCGGACTGGACCGCGACCGGGCAGGGACAGAAATCTGCAGGTGATACCAGTTTTACGCTGGCCTGGAAACCGGGAGAGGAAGGCCAGAAAGGGCTTATAGGCTGGTTTGAAAGCGGCGATGTCCGGGCCTATAAAATCCGTTTTCCGAATGGCACGGTGGATGTGTTTCGTGGCTGGGTCAGCAGTATCGGTAAGGCCGTGACGGCGAAAGAAGTGATCACCCGCACGGTGAAAGTCACTAACGTGGGTAAACCTTCTGTAGCGGAAGAACGCAGCAAAATTACGCCGGTCACTGCGATTAAGGTAACGCCGACAGGTACGGTTGAAAAAGGGAAAACAACCACCCTGACCGTTACTGTGGAACCGGAAAATGCAACGGATAAGACATTCAGGGCGATTTCCGCCGATCCATCAAAAGCCACCATTAGCGTGAAAGATATGACGATTACTGTGACGGGGGTTAAGGATGGAAAAGTCAGCATCCCTGTGATTTCCGGTAATGGTCAGTTTGCTGCGGTGGCTGAAATTACCGTTAATAATGTGCCGGGTGGCTAAAGAGCTGAGAGATAAGCGATGTTCCTGAAAACAGAACAATTTGAATATAACGGTGTATCCGTCACGCTTTCTGAGCTGTCTGCGCTGCAGCGTATTGAGCATCTTGCCCTCCTGAAACGGCGGGCAGAAGAGGCTGAAGCCAGCGGCAACCTGCAGGTGAGTGTGGAAGATCTTGTCAGAACCGGCGCGTTTCTGGTGGCGATGTCCCTGTGGCATAACCATCCACAGAAAACGCAGTCACCGTCAATGAATGAGGCCGTGATGAAGATAGAGCAGGAAGTGCTCACCACCTGGCCTGCAGATGCCATTGCCCGGGCGGAAGACGTGGTGTTGTGCCTGTCCGGGATGATCGAAGCTGTTCGTCCGGATACTGATATTACTGAAGTGGCGAAAAATAACACGCTGACTGATGATGATTTTTCTGCGGGAAAGTCTTCGACGGCGAGCTGAACTTTGCCCTCAGACTGGCGCGTGAGATGGGGAGACCCGACTGGCGCGCCATGCTTGCCGGGATGACATCCACCGAATATGCCGACTGGCACCGTTTTTACCGCACGCATTATTTTCAGGATACCCAGCTGGATATGCATTTTTCCGGGCTGACGTACGCTGTACTCAGCCTGTTTTTTTGCGATCCGGATATGCATCCCTCTGATTTCAGTCTGCTTGTCCCCCGGCATGAGGAAGAGCAGGTGGAGAGGCCGGATGAGGACAAAATGCTGATGCAGAAAGCGGCAGGACTTGCCGGAGGCGTCCGGTTCGGTGGGGACGGAGGGCGCGATATTTTATCGTCTGCGGATGTGGCGGATGTCATGGTGGATGATGCCGCATTAATGATGGCTTCAGCGGGGATTCCGGGAGGTGTGAGATATGTCCCAGCCGGTTGGTGATCTTGTTATTGACCTTAGTCTGGATGCTGTCCGTTTCGATGAGCAGATGAGCCGGGTAAGGCGTCATTTTTCAGGTCTGGATACCGACGCCAGAAAAACCGCCAGTGCTGTTGAACAGGGCCTGAGCCGCCAGGCGCTGGCTGCACAAAAAGCCGGGATTTCCGTCGGGCAGTATAAAGCGGCCATGCGAACCCTGCCCGCACAGTTTACGGATATCGCCACGCAGCTTGCCGGTGGTCAGAATCCCTGGCTCATCCTGCTGCAACAGGGCGGTCAGGTGAAGGACTCCTTCGGCGGGATGATCCCCATGTTCAGGGGGCTTGCCGGTGCGATCACCCTGCCGATGGTCGGGGTCACCTCGCTGGCGGTGGCGACAGGTGCGCTGGTGTACGCCTGGTACCAGGGAGATTCCACGCTTTCAGCGTTTAATAAAACTCTGGTTCTTTCCGGTAATCAGTCCGGACTGACTGCCGATCGTATGCTGACTCTCTCAAGAGCCGGGCAGGCAGCAGGGCTGACGTTTAACCAGGCGAGAGAGTCACTGGCAGCCCTGGTGAATGCCGGTGTGCGTGGTGGTGAACAGTTTGATGCCATCAACCAGAGTGTCGCGCGTTTTGCGTCTGCATCCGGTGTGGAGGTGGATAAAGTCGCTGAAGCCTTCGGGAAGCTGACCACTGACCCGACGTCGGGACTGATGGCGATGGCGCGCCAGTTCCGTAACGTGACGGCAGAGCAGATTGCGTATGTTGCACAGCTGCAGCGTTCCGGAGACGAGGCCGGGGCATTGCAGGCGGCGAACGATATCGCCACGAAAGGCTTTGATGAGCAGACCCGTCGCCTGAAAGAAAACATGGGAACACTGGAGACCTGGGCGGATAAAACAGGGAAGGCATTCAAATCGATGTGGGATGCCATTCTGGATATCGGTCGTCCGGAATCCTCAGCGGATATGCTCGCCAGTGCGCAGAAGGCATTTGATGAGGCGGATAAAAAATGGCAGTGGTACCAGAGCCGGAGCCAGCGCCGGGGAAAGACCTCCTCTTTTCGTGCGAACCTTCAGGGGGCATGGGATGACCGGGAAAATGCCCGTCTGGGTCTGGCAGCGGCCACGCTGCAGTCGGATATGGAAAAAGCCGGTGAACTGGCGGCAAGGGACCGGGCTGAGCGTGAGGCGTCACAGCTGAAGTATACCGGAGAGGCGCAGAAGGCGTATGAGCGCCTGCAGACGCCGCTGGATAAATATACCGCCCGTCAGAAAGAGCTGAATAAGGCCCTGAAAGACGGAAAAATCCTGCAGGCGGATTACAACACGCTGATGGCGTCGGCAAAAAAGGATTATGAATCGACGCTGAAAAAGCCGTCAGGTGTGAAGGTGTCTGCCGGTGAGCGCCAGGAAGACCGGGCGCATGCAGCCATGCTGGCGCTTGAAACCGAGCTCAGGACGCTGGAAAAACACAGCGGTGTGAATGAGAAAATCAGCCAGCAGCGCCGGGATTTATGGGAAGCGGAAAATCAGTATGTGGTCCTGAAAGAGGCCGCCACGAAACGGCAGTTATCTGAGCAGGAAAAATCCCTGCTGGCCCATGAGAAAGAAACGCTGGAGTACAAACGCCAGCTGGCTGAGCTGGGCGACAAGATAGAACACCAGAAGCGGCTGAATGAGCTGGCACAGCAGGCGGCGCGGTTTGAACAGCAGCAGAGCGCGAAGCAGGCGGCAATCAGCGCAAAAGCCCGCGGCCTCACTGACCGTCAGGCGCAGCGGGAGTCGGAAGAGCAGCGCCTTCGTGAGGTGTACGGTGATAATCCGGCTGCGCTGGCGAAGGCCACATCGGCACTGAAGAACACCTGGTCTGCGGAGGAGCAGCTTCGTGGAAGCTGGATGGCCGGGATGAAGTCCGGCTGGGGCGAGTGGGCGGAAAGTGCGACGGACAGTTTTTCGCAGGTTAAAAACGCGGCCACGCAGACCTTTGACGGTATTGCACAGAATATGGCGGCGATGCTGACCGGCAGTGAGCAGAACTGGCGTGGTTTCACCCGTTCCGTGCTCTCCATGCTGACAGAGATTTTTCTGAAGCAGGCAATGGTGGGGATTGTCGGAAGTATCGGCAGCGCCATTGGCGGGGCTGTTGGTGGTGGCGCATCCGCGTCAGGCGGTACAGCCATTCAGGCTGCGGCGGCGAACTTCCATTTTGCGACCGGAGGATTTACGGGAACCGGCGGCAAATATGAGCCAGCGGGGATTGTTCACCGTGGTGAATTTGTCTTCACGAAGGAGGCAACCAGCCGGATTGGTGTCGGCAACCTGTATCGTCTGATGCGCGGGTATGCGGAAGGTGGTTATGTCGGCGGTGCCGGAAGTCCGGCGCAGATGCGGCGGGCGGAAGGTATCCGGTTTGAGCAGAACAACAGCGTGGTGATTCAGAACGACGGTATCAACGGACAGGCCGGGCCGCAGCTGATGAAAGCGGTGTATGAGATGGCCCGTAAAGGTGCGCAGGATGAGATTCAGGCGCAGATGCGTGATGGCGGCGTATTTTCCGGAGGCAGGCGATGAAAACCTTTCGCTGGAAAGTGAAACCGGATATGGAGGTGAACTCGCAGCCATCGGTGCGTGAAGTGCGTTTTGGTGACGGGTACTCACAGCGTATGGCGGCAGGGCTGAATGCTGACCTGAAAACATACAGGGTGACGCTTTCCGTGACCCGGGAGGAGGCCCGGCATCTGGAAGCGTTTCTGGCAGAGCACGGTGGCTGGAAGGCATTTTTGTGGAAGCCACCCTATGCATACCGGCAGATAAAGGTGACCTGTGCCGGGTGGTCTGCGCGGGTCGGGATGTTGCGCGTTGAGTTCAGCGCGGAGTTTAAGCAGGTGGTGAACTGATGCAGGATATTCACGAAGAAAGTCTGAACGAGTCGGTTAAGTCAGAGCAGTCACCGCGGGTGGTACTCTGGGAAATCGACCTGACGGTGCAGGGCGGTGAGCGGTATTTTTTCTGCAATGAGCTGAATGAAAAAGGGGAGCCGGTGACCTGGCAGGGGCGTGAATATCAGGCGTACCCGATTGAGGGGAGTGGCTTTGAGATGAACGGGAAGGGCAGCAGTGCCAGACCATCGCTGACGGTGTCCAATCTGTTTGGTCTGGTCACCGGGATGGCGGAAGACCTGCAGAGTCTGGTGGGGGCCACGGTGGTCCGCCGCCGGGTGTATGCCCGTTTTCTGGATGCGGTGAATTTCGTTGCGGGCAATCCGGAGGCGGACCCGGAGCAGGAGCTGAGTGACCGCTGGGTGGTGGAGCAGATGTCGCAGCTGACAGCCATGACGGCCTCGTTTGTGCTGGCCACACCGACCGAGACGGACGGGGCGCTGTTTCCCGGTCGTATCATGCTGGCGAACACCTGTATGTGGACCTACCGCTCTGATGAGTGTGGTTACACGGGCGGGGCTGTGGCGGATGAGTTCGATAAACCCACCACGGATATCCGTAAGGACAGATGCAGCAAGTGCATGCGCGGGTGTGAACTGCGCAGGAATGTCGGCAATTTTGGCGGTTTCCTTTCCATTAATAAACTTTCGCAGTAAATCCCGGTTTATGACACAGACTGAATCAGCGATTCTGGCGCATGCCCGGCGGTGTGCGCCTGCGGAGTCGTGCGGCTTCGTGATAAGCACGCCGGAGGGGGAGCGGTATATCCCTTGTGTGAATATTTCCGCGGAGCCGGAGGCGTATTTTCGTATCGCACCGGAAGACTGGCTGCGGGCAGAGATGCAGGGGGAGATTGTGGCGCTGGTCCACAGTCATCCCGGTGGTCTGCCCTGGCTGAGCGAGGCGGACCGGCGGCTGCAGATAAAGAGTGCCCTGCCCTGGTGGCTGGTCTGCCGGGGTGACATTCACAAATTCCGCTGTGTGCCACATCTGACAGGACGGCGCTTTGAGCACGGGGTGACGGACTGTTACACGCTGTTCCGGGATGCTTATCATCTGGCGGGGACTGAAATGCCGGATTTTCATCGCGAGGATGACTGGTGGCGCAACGGTCAGAACCTTTACCTGGACAATATGGCGGTCACCGGCTTTTACCGGGTGCCCCTGTCCTCTGCACAGGCGGGCGATATTCTGCTGTGCTGCTTTGGTGCTTCGGTACCGAACCATGCCGCCATTTACTGCGGCAACGGTGAGCTGCTTCACCATCTGCCTGAACAACTGAGTAAACGGGAGAGGTATTCCGAAAAATGGCAACGACGAACGCATTCTGTCTGGCGTCACCGCCACTGGCACGCATCTGCCTTCACGGGGATTTGCAACGATTTGGCCGCCGCCTCAGCCTGTATGTGAACACGGCAGCGGAAGCCATTCGCGCCCTGTCGATGCAGATGCCGGGCTTTCGCCGTCAGATGAACGAAGGCTGGTACCAGATACGTATTGCCGGTGATGACACGGCACCGGAGGCGGTGTATGCCCGTCTTCACGAACAGCTGGGTGAGGGAACGGTCATCCACATTGTGCCGCGACTGGCCGGGGCCGGAAAGGGTGGACTGCAGATTGTGCTGGGGGCGGCAGCCATCGTGGGCTCTTTCTTCACGGCCGGAGGCTCGATGGCGTTATGGGGTACAGCCCTGAGTGCCGGTGGTTTTTCTGCCACCACGATGCTGTTTTCACTGGGTGCCAGCATGATACTGGGCGGAGTGGCCCAGATGCTGGCCCCGAAGGCAAAAACACCGGATTACCGCGCAACGGATAACGGCAGACAGAACACGTACTTTTCCTCGCTGGATAACATGATTGCCCAGGGGAACCCGATGCCGGTGCCTTACGGGGAAATGCTGGTTGGCTCCCGCCGTATATCCCAGGACATCAGCACCCGTGATGAAGGCGGGGGCGGAAAGGTCGTGGTTATCGGGCGGCAGGGGTAAAAAGAATAAAAAAATCCCGCAGTGATCGCGGACAGGAACTGCGGGAGAGTTACGAAGATTAAGTGTAAGGAATTATTCTTATATCACGACAAAAAAATTAACGCAGAGAAATTATACGCGCCACAGTCAGTGTGTGAAAATGTGAAGATATTCAGAATTTTTATGCCATTACCGGTTTTAACCAACAGGATTATCGGTGGGCATGAAAGAAAACCCCGGTATCTGCTGATACCGGGGTTTCTCTTTAGCATGGCAGAAATGTGTTTCATGCTTTTCGGGCGAAGGATATCCGACTTCTGTACGGAATGGCAAGTGGCGGTTAATTTATTCAGGGGAAGGCTGTATGGGAAAAGGTGGCGGTAAGGCACACACGCCTCGTGAGGCGAAGGATAATCTCAAATCCACGCAGATGATGAGTGTGATTGATGCGATTGGTGAGGGACCGATAGAAGGTCCGGTGAAGGGACTGCAGAGTATTCTGGTGAACAAAACCCCGCTGACGGACACGGACGGTAATCCCGTGATACACGGTGTGACCGCGGTCTGGCGTGCCGGGGAGCAGGAGCAGACACCACCGGAAGGCTTTGAGTCCTCCGGAGCTGAAACCGGACTGGGCGTGGAAGTGACGAAGGCAAAACCGGTGACGCGCACCATTACGTCCGCGAACATTGACCGCCTGCGGGTTACCTTCGGGGTGCAGTCACTGGTGGAGACCACCTCAAAGGGTGACCGTAACCCGGCAACCGTCCGCCTGCTGATTCAGTTACAGCGTAACGGTAACTGGGTGACAGAAAAGGACGTCACCATTAACGGCAAGACCACCTCACAGTTCCTGGCCTCGGTGATTCTGGATAATCTGCCTCCCCGGCCCTTTAACATCCGGATGGTCAGGGAGACGGCGGACAGCACCACGGACCAGCTGCAGAATAAGACGCTGTGGTCGTCATACACCGAAATCATCGATGTGAAACAGTGCTACCCGAACACGGCCATTGTGGGGCTGCAGGTGGATGCGGAGCAGTTCGGCGGCCAGCAGATGACGGTGAACTACCATATCCGCGGTCGTATCATCCAGGTGCCGTCAAACTATGACCCGGAAAAACGCACGTACAGTGGTATCTGGGACGGCAGTCTGAAACCGGCATACAGCAACAACCCGGCCTGGTGCCTGTGGGACATGCTGACTCACCCGCGCTACGGCATGGGAAAACGTCTGGGGGCGGCGGATGTGGACAAGTGGGCGCTGTATGCCATCGGGCAGTACTGCGATCAGACGGTCCCGGATGGTTTCGGGGGGACCGAGCCGCGGATGACCTTTAATGCGTACCTGGCACAACAGCGTAAGGCGTGGGACGTTCTCAGTGATTTCTGCTCTGCGATGCGCTGTATGCCGGTATGGAACGGTCAGACGCTGACGTTCGTTCAGGACCGCCCGTCGGATGTGGTGTGGCCGTACACCAACAGCGATGTGGTGGTGGATGATAACGGCGTGGGATTCCGCTACAGCTTCAGTGCCCTGAAGGACCGGCACACGGCGGTGGAGGTGAATTACACCGACCCGCAGAACGGCTGGCAGACCTCCACGGAACTGGTGGAAGACCCGGAAGCCATACTGCGCTACGGACGCAACCTGCTGAAGATGGACGCGTTCGGCTGTACCAGCCGCGGTCAGGCCCACCGTGCCGGACTGTGGGTGATAAAGACCGAACTGCTGGAAACGCAGACGGTGGATTTCACGCTCGGGTCTCAGGGGCTGCGGCACACACCCGGTGACATCATTGAAATCTGTGATAACGACTATGCCGGGACCCTGACCGGCGGACGTGTCCTGTCCATTGATGCTGCCACCCGCACCCTGACGCTGGACCGTGAAGTGACACTTCCGGAGACCGGTGCCGCCACGGTGAACCTGATTAACGGCAGCGGTAAGCCAGTGAGTGTGGACATCACCGAACACCCCGCGCCGGACCGGATACAGGTCAGTACCCTGCCTGATGGTGTGGAGACATACGGGGTGTGGGGACTCTCCCTGCCGTCACTGCGCCGTCGCCTGTTCCGCTGTGTCTCCGTCCGGGAAAACACGGACGGCACCTTTGCCATCACGGCGGTGCAGCACGTACCGGAAAAAGAAGCCATCGTGGATAACGGTGCCCGCTTTGAGCCGCAGTCAGGTTCCCTGAACAGCGTCATCCCACCGGCAGTGCAGCACCTGACGGTGGAGGTGAGCGCAGCTGACGGCCAGTATCTGGCGCAGGCGAAATGGGACACGCCGCGGGTGGTGAAGGGTGTGCGCTTCAGTCTGCGCCTGACCAGTGGTAAGGGAACGGATGCCAGACTGGTGACCACCGCTATCACCGCAGACACGGAGCACCGTTTCAGCGGCCTGCCGCTCGGGGAATACACCCTGACGGTGCGGGCCATTAACAGCTACGGCCAGCAGGGCGAACCTGCGACCACCACCTTCCGGATTAACGCGCCTGCAAAACCCGCCACCATTGAGCTGACGCCGGGGTATTTTCAGATAACCGCCACGCCGCATCTTGCCGTTTATGACCCGACGGTACAGTTTGAGTTCTGGTTCTCGGAAAAGCGGATTGCGGATATCAGGCAGGTTGAAACCGCAGCCCGCTATCTTGGCTCGGCGCTGTACTGGATAGCTGCCAGTATCAATATCAAACCGGGCCATGATTATTATTTTTATATCCGCAGTGTGAATACTGTTGGCAAATCGGCATTCGTGGAGGCTGTCGGTCGGGCGAGCGATGATGCGGAAGGTTACCTGGATTTTTTCAAAGGAGAAATCGGGAAAACACATCTGGCCCAGGAGCTGTGGACGCAGATTGATAACGGTCAGCTTGCGCCGGACCTGGCTGAAATCAGGACGTCCATTACGAATGTCAGCAATGAAATCACGCAGACCGTCAATAAAAAACTGGAAAATCAGAGTGCGGCAATCCAGCAGATACAGAAAGTTCAGGTTGATACAAATAATAACCTGAACAGCATGTGGGCCGTGAAACTGCAGCAGATGCAGGACGGACGCCTTTATATTGCGGGTATCGGTGCCGGTATTGAGAATACGCCAGCAGGAATGCAGAGTCAGGTGCTGCTGGCGGCAGACAGGATTGCGATGATTAATCCTGCGAATGGCAACACAAAGCCGATGTTTGTTGGTCAGGGCGATCAGATATTTATGAATGAAGTGTTCCTGAAATATCTGACGGCTCCCACCATTACCAGCGGCGGTAATCCTCCGGCATTTTCCCTGACACCGGACGGGCGGCTGACGGCGAAAAATGCCGATATCAGCGGTAACGTGAATGCGAACTCCGGGACGCTCAACAACGTCACGATTAACGAGAACTGTCGGGTTCTGGGAAAATTGTCCGCGAACCAGATTGAAGGCGATCTCGTTAAAACAGTGGGCAAAGCTTTCCCCCGGGACTCCCGTGCACCGGAGCGGTGGCCATCAGGAACCATTACCGTCAGGGTTTATGACGATCAGCCGTTTGACCGGCAGATTGTTATTCCGGCGGTGGCATTCAGCGGCGCTAAACATGAGAAAGAGCATACTGATATTTACTCCTCATGCCGTCTGATAGTGCGGAAAAACGGTGCTGAAATTTATAACCGTACCGCGCTGGATAATACGCTGATTTACAGTGGTGTTATTGATATGCCTGCCGGTCACGGTCACATGACACTGGAGTTTTCGGTGTCAGCATGGCTGGTAAATAACTGGTATCCCACAGCAAGTATCAGCGATTTGCTGGTTGTGGTGATGAAGAAAGCCACTGCAGGCATCACGATTAGCTGAATTTTATAACCCAGATACGGGCGCCAGAAATGGCGCCTTTTTTATTGCAGAAAAGCGAGAGGTAATTATGCGTAAATTATGTGCTGTTATTTTGTCCGCAGTAGTCTGGCAGGTCGCCGCTGCTACGCCAGCGAGTGCAGCAGAACATCAGTCCACGCTGAGCGCGGGGTATCTCCATGCCTCGACGAACGTTCCCGGTAGTGATGATCTGAACGGGATTAACGTGAAATACCGTTATGAGTTTACGGACGCGCTGGGGCTGATTACGTCCTTCAGTTATGCCAATGCTGAGGATGAGCAAAAAACGCGCTACAGCGATACCCGCTGGCATGAAGATTCCGTGCGTAACCGCTGGTTCAGCGTGATGGCGGGGCCGTCTGTACGCGTGAATGAATGGTTCAGCGCGTATGCGATGGTGGGTGTGGCTTACAGCCGTGTGTCGACTTTCTCCGGGGATTATCTCCGCGTAACTGACAACAAGGGGAAAACGCACGATGTGCTGACCGGAAGTGATGACGGTCGCCACAGCAACACGTCTCTGGCGTGGGGGGCTGGCGTGCAGTTTAATCCGACCGAATCCGTGACCATTGACCTTGCTTATGAAGGTTCCGGTAGTGGCGACTGGCGAACGGATGCATTTATTGTTGGTATCGGATACCGTTTCTGACAACAGACGCCGATTTATCTTCTGTAAATATTGTTATGATACGCAGGTTCATCCACCTTATGGGGTGAACTGCGTTTGAGGAAACGTAAAGTTACACTGTCCTGAAGCCCGTGGCGTCACTGCTGCGGGCTTTTTTATTGGTGGAAAAGTATGACAGTAAAAATTTCTGGCGTGCTTAAAGATGGCACAGGAAAACCAGTACAGAACTGCACCATTGTGCTGAAGGCCAGACGAACCAGCAGCACGGTGGTGGTGAACACGGTGGCCTCTGAAAATCCGGATGAAGCCGGACGTTACAGCATGGATGTTGAGCATGGTCAGTACAGCGTCACCCTGCTGGTTGAAGGTTTTCCGCCTTCACATGCCGGGACCATTACCGTCTATGAAGGTTCCAGATCAGGTACGCTGAATGATTTTCTCGGTGCCATGACGGAGGATGATGTCCGACCGGAGGCACTGCGCCGCTTTGAGCAGATGGTGGAAGAGGTGTCACGTAACGCCTCCGCGGTTGCACAGAATACGGCAGCCGCGAAAAAATCAGCCAGCGATGCCAGTGCATCAGCCAGCGAGGCGGCAACTCATGCAACCGATGCTGCAGCCTCAGCACGTGCCGCCAGCACGTCAGCCGGACAGGCCGCGTCGTCGGCTCAGTCAGCGTCTTCCAGCGCAGGAACGGCATCGACAAAGACCCGTGAAGCAGCAAAAAGTGCTGCTGCTGCAGAGTCATCAAAAAGCGCGGCAGCTACCAGCGCCAGTGCCGCGAAAACGTCAGAAACGAATGCCGCAGCATCACAAAAATCGGCAGCCACTTCTGCATCCACAGCGACCACGAAGGCGTCAGAAGCTGCCACCTCGGCACGGGGTGCGGCGACCTCAAAAGAGGCAGCGAAATCTTCAGAAACGAATGCATCATCAAGTGCCAGTAGTGCAGCTTCCTCGGCAACGGCGGCAGGAAATTCCGCGAAGGCGGCAAAAACGTCCGAGACGAACGCTAAGTCTTCTGAAACAGCAGCGGGACAGAGCGCCTCAGCTGCGGCAGGTTCAAAAACAGCGGCTGCATTATCTGCCAGTGCCGCGTCAACAAGTGCCGGGCAGGCCTCAGCCAGTGCCACCGCCGCCGGAAAATCGGCAGAAAGCGCCGCATCATCCGCTTCAACAGCCACAACGAAGGCTGGCAAAGCCACTGAGCAAGCCACTGCAGCAGCGAGGTCTGCTTCTGCAGCAAAAACCTCTGAAACAAATGCAAAGACTTCAGCAGACAATGCTGCTTCCTCTAAGGCGGCAGCCGCATCGTCAGCCAGTTCAGCGGCGTCATCGGCATCATCTGCGTCTGCTTCAAAAGATGAGGCGACCAGACAAGCGTCAGCAGCGAAAGGTAGTGCCACGACAGCAACAACGAAAGCATCAGAGGCGGCAGGCAGTGCGACGGCTGCATCTCAGAGCAAAGTTGCTGCTGAATCCGCGGCAACGCGCGCCGAGACAGCAGCAAAACGGGCAGAGGATATTGCATCCGCCGTGGCGCTGGAGGATGCGAGCACGACGAAAAAGGGGATAGTACAGCTCAGCAGTGCAACAAACAGCACCAGTGAAAAGCTGGCGGCAACGCCAAAGGCAGTTAAAACTGTTAAAGATAGTTCAGTTCAAAAAACTGGCGACACAATGGGAGGGCAGTTAAAAATCAGCACGATAAATGCTCTTCGAATATTCAACCAAGCCTTTGGCCTTATTTTTAGGCGTTCCGAAGATCATCTTCATCTTATTCCGACTAATGAAGGGGAGGGGGAAAATGGAGACATCGGTTCATTAAGACCATTCTCTATAAACTTAAGATCAGGGTTGGTGTCCATCGGTAATGGACTAAAAGTTGGTGGTAGTGTTACTGGTAATTTGACCGGAAACGCAGATACTGCGACCAAGATCAAGACAGCACGTAAGATTGGGGGCGTGGCATTTGATGGATCGGCAGATATCAACTTGCCTGGAGTCAACGCTACCGGTAATCAAAACACTACAGGTAATGCTGCGACCGCCACGAAACTTCAGGCAGCCAGAACGATTAACGGTGTGTCATTTGATGGTAGTGCAAATATCACATTGACCCCTTCAAATATTGGGGCATTGGCATTAACTGGAGGGACTCTTTCAGGTGGTTTAACTGCTGCTGGTGAGGTTATTTCAAGGTCAGCAAATGGTCTGCGTATTGCCTATGGCAACTATGGATTCTTTATCCGAAATGATGGATCAAACACATATTTTATGTTGACAGATTCGGGTAACAGTCTTGGTACGCACAATAGCTTAAGGCCGTTTATAATTAGTAACCATACTGGCAATGTTACAATTGCAACTAAATTAAACGCGAGTGGTGGTATCACTGGATCTTTATCGGGTAATGCAAGCACAGCAACCAAATTGCAAACTGCAAGGACAATTAACGGCGTAAAATTTGACGGCTCGGCAAATATTGAAGCGTTTCCGCCAGGTGTTCCGCTGCCGTGGCCATCAGATACACCACCTGCAGGTTATGCAATCATGCAGGGGCAGACGTTTGATAAGGCAGCATATCCGAAACTGGCTATTGCCTATCCTTCAGGTGTTATTCCAGATATGCGCGGCTGGACAATCAAGGGCAAACCCGCCAGTGGCCGGGCCGTATTGTCTCAGGAACAGGACGGCATTAAATCGCACACCCACAGCGCCAGCGCATCCAGTACGGATTTGGGGACGAAAACCACATCGTCGTTTGATTACGGCACTAAATCCACGAATAACACCGGGGCGCATACGCACAGTCTGAGTGGCTCTACGGGGTCTGCCGGTGTTCATACTCATGGTAATGGTATTCGTTGGCCAGGAGGCGGCGGTTCTGCGTTAGCATTTTATGATGGCGGTGGGTTCACTTATGTCCAGAATTCACAGTATCAAGTAAGCCCGGAGACTTCTTCCTATAGATCGTATTATCAACGTATTCAGACACAGTCAGCAGGTGCTCATACCCACTCGCTGTCTGGTACTGCAGCAAGTTCTGGCGCACATGCACATACTGTAGGTATTGGTGCGCATACGCACTCCGTTGCGATTGGTTCACATGGACACACCATCACCGTTAACGCTGCGGGTAACGCGGAAAACACCGTCAAAAACATCGCATTTAACTATATTGTGAGGCTTGCATAATGGCATTCAGAATGAGTGAACAAGCACGGACCATAAAAATTTATAATCTGCTGGCCGGAACTAATGAATTTATTGGTGAAGGTGACGCATATATTCCGCCTCATACAGGTCTGCCAGCAAACAGTACCGATATTGCACCACCAGATATTCCTGCTGGCTTTGTGGCTGTTTTCAACAGTGATGAGGCATCGTGGCATCTCGTTGAAGACCATCGGGGTAAAACGGTTTATGACGTAGCGTCAGGGGACGAGTTATTTATTTCTGAACTCGGTCCGTTACCGGAAAATGTTACCTGGTTATCGCCGGAAGGGGAGTTTCAGAAGTGGAACGGCACAGCCTGGGTGAAGGATACGGAAGCAGAAAAACTGTTCCGGATCCGGGAGGCGGAAGAAACAAAAAACAACCTGATGCAGGTAGCCAGTGAGCATATTGCGCCGCTTCAGGATGCTGCAGATCTGGAAATTGCAACGGAGGAAGAAACCTCATTGCTGGAAGCCTGGAAAAAGTATCGGGTGTTGCTGAACCGTGTTGATACATCAACTGCACCTGATATTGAGTGGCCTACGAACCCTGTCAGGGAGTAATCATTGGGATTATGCCGCAGCACGTCTTAAGCAAGAACGTGCTGCGGTTGGATGCTATTTTTTCCCTGAAGCGGAAAACATTACTACAGTACCTTGAACCTTGGTTTTAACATTCTCGAAATGCTCTGAGAGTATATGTGTTAAGCCTTCTTCGGAATCTTTTGTGTTTGAAAAGATGCCTTTCTGATTGTAAATGCGCATCAGTTTTTGACCGAAGCTATTGTGCACAACTCCATCGCCAAGAATTGTGGCTCCGTATAGAGTTCCATCGTCAGTTAAGGCCTGCGCCGCATTGCGTATTACACAGCTTTTTGTAGATATATTTCCAGGCAGGCAGTGAAGAAGGTAAAACATGGAAATGGAATCAAATTGACCATGTAACGCCGCGGGATAAGGTTCAAAAACATCATGGCTAATTTTATGTTTAATTTTTGATTCCCCAGCCCTTGTAGATGCCGCGTTCAGGCTAGCTTCGTTCAAATCCATTAAAGATATCAGACTACTCTCAGGTACGTGAGTAAGGTAAAACCCAGTTCCAACACCAATATCCAGATGGTTGTTACCTACATGTTCCAGAAAGTGTGGAAGAAGGTGTTCCTTTGTAGGACATCCCCATGCAAGCCGATTTGATACTCCCAAAACCCACCAGTCATAAAGCTTTAGGGTAAGTGGTGTGTAAATTTTAGCCCCATCATCTGTGTTTTTTTTCATTGATTTCACCATGTTATAGTTTTATTTGTGAATTAAATCAATTATGGCGATGAATTACAAGGGGTTAAATGCTGCCGCAGCATAGCGATATTGAAATAGCCTGGTATGCTTCGATACAGCAGGAGCCGAATGGCTGGAAGACCGTCACCACACAGTTCTACATCCAGGAATTCAGTGAGTATATTGCGCCACTGCAGGATGCTGTAGATCTGGAAATCGCAACGGAGGAAGAAAGATCGTTGCTGGAGGCATGGAATAAATATCGGGTATTGTTGAATCGTGTTGATACATCAACTGCACCTGATATTGAGTGGCCTGCAAATCCTGTCAGGGAGTAATCATTGGGATTATGCCGCAGACACGTCGTATGCAGGAACGTGCTGCGGTTAGTTTGTGAGCTTTCGATAGTGGTTGTTATTTTTGCCCTTATTTGTTCCGGAGGCCATGGTTCAATGGTCCGTCTGCCCCCTGTGGTGATGTCAGCAAAATCAGCCACTGCGCGAACCACAATAGCCCGGGAAGATGCTGAAGATCACCAGGTAAAGCTGTCAGCGCAGAAACTGGAAGAACTGCTCGCATCAATGGTTAAGGATGAGGTTGATCGCAATGATGGGATTTATTGACGTCAGCGAGAGCAGAAGGAAGAACTGAATAACCTGAATGATTTACGCTCAATCAGAGCGATGGCGATTAGCGGCAATCACGCTCGATAAAATTAACCCCGGTGATCATCCGGGGTTTTGCATTCATTAAAACCGCATCAACCTTTCCACCAATTGTTCTTTACGGGCAACGATCCACCCATGTTGCTCCAGATAAAATTTAAACCGTTCCAGCGTGCATACCATCGCATCGGCGGGGACTTTTTCTGTGAACTCGACCTGACCGTGTTTATCGAAGTGGATCAGTAATGCGCATCCATTATTTGGGGCGGGGGAGTTTTGTGCTGCAGGAGGACGTTTGTGGAGTTCTTCTTCCATTGCGTTAAATTTTTCAATGTAAGCTTCTTTTAGTCTGGCTGCTTTTTTGCCAGTAAATCCCATTACGAGGAACATGAAGCCGTCTTTTGTGATCAGGTAGCATCGTGATTCACGTTCTGCGCCGTTGCCAATTTCGACAGTCTGAACATCGGCCGAAAAGTTGGCTGATGTAAATTCGGGAGAGCAGTCGAGTGTGTCAATCTTAGCTAAAACGTGTTTATGTTGTTTATCGAAGTAGTCGGCAACAGCTTGAGAGGTGGTAACCAGGCGACCATCTTTGAAAAAGACTTTTGGTGACTCGTTAGAAAAAGTTATAGCTGTATTCAT